TGAACTGAGTTAAATAATTTAAGAAACCACCTAAAGAAAATGCCTGTGTTCCTGTTATAGAAACTGGCGAAGTAAGACTACCACCTAAAGTAAAATTATTACCAGTTTTTGTTATACCATTAGACGATGTATAGGTTACTATATCAGAAGTAAGAGCTACCGTTCCTGAAGCATTAGGAAGAGTATAGGTTCTATTGGCTGTTACTGTATTCGTAAAGAAGCCGCTAAATGTGTTAGCTACATTTCGTAAAGCAAGTTTACCATCTCTGAATGTTAGTGGACTACCTCCTGTAACTTGGCTATCAGTAGCAAAAGTAATATCAACACTACTTCCAATATAAGGAGTAAAAATTATGGCATCGCTATTAACATTAATTAACGATGTCAAGAAATCAACACTTGTGACACCTCCTAATCCAAGTACTGCACCTGAATACACTCCTAAATTACCAGTTGCATTTATGTCAAGTACTGAGTCAGAGTTAAGACTTAGACTATTGTCGGCAGTAACAAGGAAATCATTTATCTTACTCCCGATAGTACCAAGACTTAAATTATAAGTCCCTGTTCCAAGTATATTAACATTTCCTGTAAGGGTAGATGATCCTGTAAGTGCCCAATAAGCAGGAGTAAAGTACTCTAATGCTGTTGCGCCTGCATTAACTTTTATTAACTGCCCCGCTGTACCTAATGCTGTTAAACCTGTGCCTCCGTTGGCAATAGCGAGTGTTCCTGTAAGCGTTAACGTTCCGCTTGTTGTGATAGGAGATCCTGTGAACGACATACCTGTTGTTCCTCCAGAAGCTCCTACTGAAGTAACAGTACCACCTGTTCCCGGACTGACCCATGTAGGAACACCTGAAACAGAAGTTAAAACGTAACCATTGGTTCCGGGTGCAAGTGTTGATATTACATTTGAGGCATTACCCACAAACATATAGTTCTGAGTAAGGGATAATCCTAACTTAGCATCTAACTGAGCCTGTACGTCTCCTGTGGTTGTATTTAAAAAGTTTAACTGAGTAGTAGTTGTTGTAACACCATCTAGTAAGTTTAATTCAGCAGCAGACGCTGATATATCAGTAACATCTGATATAGTAAAAGTATCCCAAGCAGAGTCATAATCTGTTGAACTTGACTTTCTAAGATACTGACCAACAGTACCCCCTGTTGGTTGACCATTTGAAGCACCAGATGCCCATTGAATAGAACCTGCTGTAGATTGTAATACTTGTCCAGTTGTTCCTTTTGCTAGGTTAACCCAAGCACTACCATTGTAATATATAATATCCCCCTGAGCAGCCCCTGTTATACTAGCTGCTAGTTTTGTATTCAATTGAGTTTGAATAGCAGAAGTAACCCCTGATAGATAACCAAGTTCTGTAGATGTCACCGAGCTTACAGCAACATTACCAGAACCATTTGAAATTAAAGCCCTAGATGCTGTAAAACTATTTGTTACCTTACTATCGAGTTGTGTCTGAATAGCCGAGGTTACCCCTGATAAATAACCAGCCTCTGTAGATGTTACAGCAGATGGGGTTATTACACCAGAACCATCAGAAACCAATAAACGAGAAGCAGTGGTTGCTGCTAGTTTACTAAGAGCAATTGCGGCAGAAGCATTTACATCTGCATTTACAATAACACCAGTTCCTATTGCAAAAACACCAGCATTGGAAATACTACCATCTCCTGTCATTGCTACAGCAGTTGCAACGTTTGAACCGTTGCCTACTATAATCTGACCACTAGTCAATGTCTTAGAAACAAACGTAGAAGTATCTATAGGAGAAATAGACCCTAAAGAGGTTCCGTCTGTGGTCAATAGATTATCACCAGTACCAGATGGTAAAGATCCGATAATCTGAGCACCTCCTCTTATTACAGTCTTACTCATTTATTAAGTTTTTGGTCGTGTTCTGTTAACTTGATCTTGTGTTCTTTCATTGTCTCATCAATGTGACGGAGAGTAGTATCCATTCTTGTAAGAGTAACATTAAATTCACCTAGTATTTCAGTGAACGCTCTGCTGTCTCTTGTGGCCTTATCGTCTACTTTCTTTATACTATCCTCCATTCCATTCAATCTCTCGAATAATCTCTCCTCGTCTCTTGAACCAGTAGTTTGAGCAGTCGTAATTGAAGATATTTTTTCATTTTGACTTGCTATTTTCATAAATAAATAAGCCCCTATAATTGAAAAGAAGCCTATCACCGATGATATGGTTGTTATAAAGGTCTGATAAGAAACGCTCTCCATTATACTTCATAAGTTATAGTTATCCACCCTCTGTTAATAGTTCCATCATTAAATAATGATGTATTAAAACATCCGGTTCCTGCGAATAAGACAACATTGGTTGATTGTACTACAAAATATCCACCAATTCCGGCAGATGATTCAGATCCTCCGTAACCATTAGTAATAAGATCTACTAATTGATTTTCAGCATCATTTCTGATTATTACACTTACAGATCTTATTTTCTGATAATCTGCAATTCCATGCGCTACGTTTTTAGTACCAGAGGTCATATCCCAAGTGTCGATTTCTACCACAATTGTTTTAAGATATGAACCAGAAGCTGCTGTTCTAATACCTCCTTGGGCTTCTATGGTAGATGTATTGATAAGCGCACCTGTCATGGTATCACCTGTATCTGATACTTTTGAATTTAGTTGAGTCTGAATTGCTGATGTTACTCCACTTACATACCCAAGTTCAGTAGCACTTGTTCCGCTTACAGCTATCTTACCAGTTGGTGAGGATATAACAGCCCTGTCAACAGTTAGGTCAACTGCTGTTACTGTGGAGATGGCTCCTGTGGCTCCGCTTAGTTTAGAGTCTAATTGTGTTTGTATATCTGAAGTTACTCCTGATAAGTAGCCTACTTCAGTTGCAGATACACCGGTTACTGTGGTTAGTTTACCACTTCCGTCTGTTACAACTGCCGAGGAATTATCGGGTAATGCCGCAAGTTTTGATACAGCAATTGCTGCCGATCCGTTTATGTCTGCGTTTACAATTACAGCAGATGAAATAGCCGTTACTCCTGATGTATTAATAGTAACGTCTCCCGATACTGTTTGTGCTGATGGGAGATCGTTGACGTCTCCTATGAATATTTTACCTTCTGCAAGTGGTGTTGAAGATACATTAACACCAGAACCTTGATTTGGAATGAAATAACGAGAACCAGATATATCCCAAGTTCCGCTTGTTATATCTGCAACTAATCTTATTAAACCTCCTAAATATGATACTGAGAATTCTATTCCAGAAGTACTACCGTTAACATCTGGTGAACTTGTATCTGATAAGTCGATAGATGCTCCGTCTTCTGTCCAAGTTGCTATGATTGTCCCTGCTCTTTGGGCTGTGGAGTTTACGATATAATCCCACCGGGCTGCGTAGGCTAATCCTACTGCAAAACTGTCAACAACCTGACTCGATGCTGCACCTACTACTGCAAAATCGGTAGCACCACCATCTGCACCACGTTCTCCCGGGGTCCCTTGGATGATTATAGTAGTCCCGTTTGATGGTACTGTAAGAGATGGTTGATTAGGTGTAACAGGAAAATCATAAATACCAGATACCTCTATAAGGCATTGATAAATATTATTTACCTGAGAGTCCTCTAAGTAGTCTTTATAAGCAACAGCTTCTAAGTAATATAGAATTGCAGCAGATTGATCGAGGTATTTTTTAATTCGTTTGGTATTCCGAGAGTCAGCGATCTTCTCGGCCAAATTCATTAATACTTCCTCCGATTGATATTCTATTGACTGCCAATTGGGATTTAGCATTTATATAGATTCAATTAATTCTTGGGCCTTTCTGGCCATCTTCTCACCACGTAAAAATTTACTTCTTGTATCGGCAGCATTCATACCTCTAACAAGTACAGCAAGCATTTCGTGAGTTTTAACATCCTCTCCTCTTTCACAATCAGAGCAACACTCAAGTGCAGCTTGTTCAGCAGAATCACCATACCCCTTCTTACTAAAAGGATAGATAATACGTTCGTATAACTCGTATTCCAAGTTACCTGATTCTGTAGAAGAACCTATTTCATCAAGTAAAGATGTTGGTTCTGATACTACTTCCCAATAAGAAGTATTAGGAGGAGCAATACCTGCTGATGGAGTTTCTGCGTAAGCCTGATATACAATACCACCACTATAAACTACATCGTATTGGTCATAGTTTACTGCGTTATCGTATTCAGGAATTATTGCAAATTTAAACTTATAATAACCATCTGAATTAATTTCAAATGTATAAGTAGTGTCTACTTCTGGATCTACTGTACTGAAGGTTACATCCGATTCTACTTCACCATATTGGTCGATCTTTTCACCAGTAATATATGTAACTACATCTGCTCTATCGGGGTTTGCACCTCCATACGTAGTCTCGTCCGTGATCACTCCAGAGTATGCCTCACCGCTAATTGTTTCTGATGTATAGTCAAGAGTTACCGTTAGAGCCATTAGTCTTTTGGTTTATTTTCTAAAATATCAATTATGTCGTTGTTGTTTTTATCCTCGATAATGTTAGTAATGAGGATACCAAGCACAGTTGCTACCAATACAGCAGCTTTCCATTTTCCATCAGCACCTTCTGAGTAAAGGGCTATTTCCCCTCCTACTCCAAGTGACAAACAGATAGCTTTGACTTTTTGCCAGAAGCTGAATTTCTTTAGTGGGTTTACCATTCCTTTAGTAGTATATAATCAAAAACTTTTAAGCCAGAGGCTTTGCATTCGTCAATTAAAAGTTTAAAATCTGCTGGATTGGCTATTACTGTACATCCTGCTGACCATAGATTGATCAACTTAGAAGTTACAGTTTCATTAGCCCTGTGGATGTTGATACCAAAATATCCAGTATCTTCTATTAAAGTTTCTTCTGATTTTAAGTCTTTATCGCTATCACGATAGACTGTGACTGGTCCTGCTTGAACCAGAGCCTCGTAGGTTTTATGAGTTCCTAATTTATATTTATATAACCCGGGCTTCAGCAACGCTGCTCCTTTTTGATTCATGAACTTTAAAAGCCATGAGGTTCCCGGATTTGTAGTAGCATCGAAAGATAAGAACTTATTTCTTGTAACTAAATATACTTTATCGTCAAACTCATTAGGTTTATCAGCGTTACTCCTGATACCTACGATCATAAACTGAGAGTCCTTGAACCCTAAATCTCTAATACGCTTTATGATCTGGTGACGTTCGTATTTCATAAGTTAAAAAGCCCCTCCCGAAGGAGGGTACTTTCTTTTTATTTAAAGGCTCTAACCGTCTCTTTGAGGATTGCGAATTTTTCCTTCTCTTTAGTGAAGTAATCAACCCACTGCTCCTCACCACTTCCGATCACATCTTTATCCCATGTTACAACTTTTCCTTTTTGCTTCAAGATACCCATCTTGATGGCTTTTTGGATTGTTGATTTCATGGTTCTTGATGGATCTTCGTAAATCCTTTTGAAGTCATCTGGTTGCTTACCTGCAAATTCAAGCACTGCTCTTTTCTGCAAGTTCTTATCATCCGAGAATTCTCCAAGTAAATTAGCCATCTCTTTTAGCTCCTCTCCTTTGAGTCCTACTGCTAATGCCTCTTGTTCGATACGGAAGGTTTTTACATCCACCATCTCTTTAGCATCTTTAACTTCGTCAATCTTTTTAAAGATAGCAGAAGTGCAATTTGCTCCAGTGCAATATCCTGATTTCTCAAGATACTCGGAAAGTTTCATTTGCCTTAGATTGTTGACGTTGTTATTAACAATAACATCAATCAACTTCTTTTTAGGACATGTGAAGACTCTCTCACGATCTCCGAAAAACACTACGAAGTTACGAGCAACTCCATCTCTGTTAAATCCGTTAATCGCCCTGTACGTTTCACCCTCAAAGGTGTAGCTTGTAAATGACCATCCACCGGGGATGGGATTAATTAAAGCAAAATAATCATTTGTTTTGTAATCAAACATAAAAATAAAGTTTAAATTTTGTTATATAAATCTGTGGGTTTTTCTATAAATAATATCACTAATTGTCCCAACTCCCACTTCATATTTTTTAGCAATCTTAGTTCTTGTCATGGGTTGATCTTCTGACCAAATCCTCCTTATTTCCTTTATATCATCAATAGATAATTTACGGGTATTGTGTTTTAAAGAGGTTGATTGTTTTTTAGATCTTATTGAGGAACTTATAAATAGTGTTTTATTTAAATACTCATTTTTGTTTCCAAGGTGCTTCCATGTTTTATATTTTATTATCCCACTTACAGCACTTGGTGTAACATTGTAATGTTTAGAAATATCATAAATAGAAGTGTAGTTCAAATATAAATTTCTTATTTCATTTACCTCTACTTCAGTTAAGGTTGCAAAATGCGAACTTTCACCTTGTCTTGGCTTATGATTTCCCTGAGATATACAGTGGAGAATATTCTCTCTTGGTGTGGCCCACTCTAAATTCTCAACCCGATTATCATTTCGTATTGAGTTTTTATGATTGACCATCTCTTTATTGTCTGGATTTGGTATAAATGCCTCTGCAACGAGTCTATGTATTCCTGTAGATATTCCATTTTTATGGACTTTGCTCCACAATCTTACCTTTATATATCCACCTCCATCAACTCCACCACAAATAAATCCACCACCTTTAAATAACCCCGGAACCTTTGATCTTACTACCTTTTTTCTAACATTTCCTAAACTACTAACTTCATAATCAGAGAAATTTACAACTTCTCTCCAGTTTTCTAATGATTCTTGCATAGTGGGTAAGTATTTTACTACCTACCCACAGCAAAAATCGTGCCAAAGTTAAGCGTTCGGGATGAACGCTCCTGATCTGTGGGCGTTATTTACCTTCCATCCTAATTCAGCGAGAACTTGTGATTCCCAACCATCGAAGCTGTTAGAGCTAACTCCACCAGACTGACCAATCATACCCGGGATCAAAGTTTTGATCATACGAGCATCGCCCATATCACCATCACGATAAACCTTAGAGATGTTAGGCTCACCTGCTCCTTCACCCAAATCCAACACAAGGGCTGCCTGACGGAAGTTAACCTTAGTTGAAGTAGAAGTAGAAGTAAAAGGAAGAGTCTTCTCATCATCGAACATTGGATAATGTTGGAAGGCGATATTCACACCCATGAAGCTATAACCCGGGATGTCGATACCAACTTTATTGGAACCGAAAGATCCGAAGTTTACTCCACCATTCAGAGTGTAAGTTCTAAGAGCCTGTTGAATATCAGAAGCGGCTTCGCTACCTGCAAGCAACAATAGATTCTTAGAGCAACCCTGACGGATCAAGCGAGGGATCAGTGTGAAGAAATCCGACTCAGTAATACCTGTGGCTGTGGTAAAGTTAACTACCTGACCCAATGCCTGAGTTACTACTTTGTCATAAATACCACCTGAAGTGGTTTTGTTACCTGATGTGGTACGGGTACCGAACATCAAAGAACGCTCCTGATCTGCGAAGAATTCATCGAACATTTTCTGTTCGTTGGTAAAATACCAGTACTCTTTTCCACCTACGCTGATGTAAGACTTAGAAGAAGCTGCACCACGGGAAACCTTAACCGCTCTACGGAAGATTTGTGTGTAGTTATAGTCTTCTGAAGGCAGGAACAAACGACCGTTAGGGCCAGTTGAACCTTCATCAAACGCTGTAGAAAGGTGACCGATCTTCTCTCCATCTGCAAAGTCAGCGGCTACAATGTTAGTACCATCAACACGAGCTACAGTGATAGTTTGAAAACCACCACCTGTACCTACTGCTGTTACTTTAACAATTGTACCTGTTTCTGTTCTCAACACATCATCTACCAAGAAATATCCAAGATTGGATGTGTCAGCGGCAACGTCAAGTGTTAAGGTTACTGTCGCACCTGTACCGTCACCACTTGAAATGGTAGCATTACTACGAGTACGATCTAAAATTGACCAAGAATATGCTTTTGCATATACTGGTTTTGCTGCTCCTAATTTATCGAGCAACGAAGTCATTGTGTATACACTTCCAAACTTTTCAGTTAGAAATGCTGAATGTTCTGGTTTATTGATACCAGATGCAAAGATATAACCATCTAATATAGAGGATCTTGCTGAGTTACCTGATGTGAGGGCACCTGAGGGGTACCCAATACCTGCTGTTGGCATTTGTTTTTATTGTTTAGTTTATGTCTTTATACCACGCGAGGCATTCATCCAAGCGGTAAGTGGATCAACTTCACCACTATTTGTTACCGGCTTTTCAGAGTTGATTTGCAATTCTGCATTAGTCAAAGGTTCTATGATCTCTCTTTTAGTAGCTGTTTGAATTCTACCCTTGTAATGCTTTTGGATGGCGTCAAAGTTTTCAGCAATGAAAGCTACCTTAAACATCTTGTTATAATCATAATTTCCCTTCTCGTCAAAGAACAACTTTTTTGATAAGTTCCCCTCAACAACATCTTTATAGAACTTCTCTTTCTGGCTTGGTTTAACTTTGAATCCGCTGATGTCTTCAACTTTGTTGATTGTCTCACGCATTCTTTGTTCATTATCGGCCTTTCTTTTCAGTTCCTCAGAGGCTTTAGCTTCGAGTTCTGATTTCATTGCACGTTCTTGGCTTTCCTGCCATTGAATGTACTGTGTCTTCAGCTTCTGACCTTCTATCTCCTTAGCAAGGGGAGATAAACTTTCAAGATACTCTTTAGCCTTTTCCTTATCGGAGATGCTGCTGTAGATATGGTTCTCATAAATGACACTCGGGTCAATCTGAGAATAATCTACTTGACTAACTTTTAGCATTTGCAAGAAGTCGCCTCCCTGCTTTGCAAACTCAACCGCCTTTCGTAGGTTATCGGGCAACCCTTTAAAGGGGTCTTCCGATTGTTTTGTTACTGCTTCCTTTACCTTGGATATTAATTCCTCTTTAGTTTTAACTTCAAACCCTAAGTCTTTGACAAGGGATGAGAAGTCGAACTCTGCTGGTTTCTCTACCGTTGGTTCTGGAATTTCTAAATCTATTAATCCATCATCTGTAAGTTCCTCCTTTTTAGGAATTTCGACCTTGGTTTCCACAGGCTTTACCTCTGGAGTTACTTCTGGTTTTTGAACCTCAGACGGGGTTTCAACTTTGTTGACTACCTCGACTGGTGGACTATTTTTTTCAACTGCCTCTTGAGCCTCAATAAATGAAGCCAATGGATCTTTTGTTTCTACCATAAATCTTTAAAATTTAGCTAAAATAACACTTTTATTCTTACAGCAAAAACCGTGCCAGAAATTACTGGTATGGTATTTGTTAGCACTTTTTCTTACCTTTCTTTTTCATATTTTTATTATTTTAGTGCGATAAAGTCTCCTGTCTTTAAACTATCTTTAAGTTTCTTACCCATTGTACCGGCTGTAGTATGATTTGCTATAATCTCATCCCATACTGAATCAGGTATATTACTTAAAAGATTTCCTAATATATGCCCTGCACTTCCTGAGCCATATGCCCCGGGTAAGTTGGTAATCCAAGGGTCTCCTGCACTACCTGCGGCTGCCATAGCCTCTCCCATCGTTCCTGATGCGTTAAAATCAGAAGTTAGAGCATTCCATACTGCTGCTGCTAGTTCTTGTGTAGTGGCTTCAGATTGATTAACAAATATATCAGCTTCGAGACTTGAGGTACCTCTCAGGTTACTGGTTATATCTCCACTACCAATAAGAGCACTAACCATACTTGAAATAAGACCTAAGGATCCAGAGATGTCCCCGGATGATGTAATAGAACATGCTAATGAAACCGATCCAACAAGTGAAGCTCCAGATATAACACCTAATGCTGTTATAGCAGCCGCCATACTTGTTATCAGTGAAAGACTTGAATCTGCTAATTCGCCTGTTCCTGAGATCGTTGTAGATAAGTCTTTACCCAAAGCTAAGGAACCAAGAGTTAATCCACTACCTCCATTTAAAGTTGTTGTTGCGCTTAAAAGTCCACCTTTGTCTCCCATTATCAATGAGTAGTGGATATTAGTTCCTGTTGGAAAGCTGTCCCTTTTTATTTGTTCCTGTATATCCTCATACTGAGATTTACCATAATACCCCCTCATTCTATGTGGAGAGATTATCCATATAGGATTTGTGACACCTGAGTGATTGTGTCCACAAATTTGATTAATATAAGAGTAGTTGGCTATAAGCATTTATCAGATATATTGAAAAGACAACCCTTTTGTTTTACTATATATTATGACCATATAAAATTGAGTTGCCCTGAAACAGCACTTGATACAGGAGTTGCTGCTCCACTGCCCCAAGCAAAGTATAAAGCCGCTCCATCGTAAATTCTCGGCATTGAGGGGTATTCAAACAAGAAATTACGTTCACTTGCTAAACCCAATGTCGATAATGGAAATCTTGCAAGTTCTTTTACTAATGCCACAGTGTAAGTTCCTGATACATAACTTATAGAGTTTTGTATAGTATTTATTTCAGCTATACCCGCATCCCCTGCTTGCAATGGCATCATATAATTGTATTTACCAGTACCAGTTGCTCCTGTGTATATAATCTGTGAGTTCGGACAGGCTGTTTTACCAATAGGTAGAACTGTAGGAGTTGCTCTTGTAGTAGTTTGTGCTGAGTTAGTATAACCTAAACTCATGTTAGGAGTAGCTGCTCCTAATGGAGTAGCCGATGGATTAAAAATAACAGCGTTTACACCTGCTCCATTTGTGTAACGTGGTAACAACCAGTTAAGAGTATGTGTACCTGTACCAGCGTCTGTAATGTTAATAGCTGTTCCTGCTATAGCATTAGCATAAGAAGTAGCAAGTTTATAAGTTGTATCGCTTACTTTGATAAAGTAGTAATCCGTTGCTGTTGCTAATCCGGCAGGAAGAGTTGTTGTAGTAGTACATCTTACTCTTGTTCCGGTTAATATATTACTAGGAATAGAAGTTGTAGAAGTATGTGTGCAAATGTCTGTACCTGCATCTGCTGTAAATGTTGCAGTACGTGTTGATATTGTATTAGTTGTTGCCTGAGCGGTTGCTGTGGTTACAGTTGTTACTCTATAATAACCTATAACGTCTAATACAGCAAGTGTTCCGGGTGCCATAGTTGCTGCTGCTGTTACAGCATGTCCTGATAATAGATATTTATAGTATGTAGGCTGCACATCTCCTCCATGTTGAAGAGTTCCGGCAGATGCGGTATCATCTTCTACAGGAATAAATGTTAAGTTAGCACCTGTGTCAAATAGAGCATCTGAACCCGGATTACCTGCACCTCTGGCAAGCATGTGCCATTCGTTCGCTACACACACCGTTGTTGGTTGCATGTTTTTTCCAAATGGAGCGTTCCATGTTTGCCCGTTACTTAATGCTTGAATTATTTGATCATTGCTTGAGAAACCAGCCATATTATTTTTTATTAATTATTCTGTCCAAATCACCTTAAGGTCGCCTCTTAAAACAGTTGCGGCCAGTGTTCCACCGGGTAAGCAAATAAAGTTAAGAAAAGCATTATCATATATCCTTATCAAATCACTTGTTGGTACTAAAAAGTCCTTTTCATAAGGAACTGTTATTTCCCTGAAACATGTTTGAACAAGTGGTTTTACTAATATCAAACTCATTAACCCAACATCGGCACCTAACATTGTTATGCTTTCAATACTTCTTACCCCACTGTCACCTGCTTGTAATCCTATAAATGGGTTAGTGGCGTTAATTGTATCTCTATTACTACCAGTTATACTACCAAGTGCTGTTGAAGTGTTTTGAGTAACCGCTGTTGTTGTTCTTCCTGAAACTCCTTCTGAGTTTGTATAACTAATTGTAAATTTCTGTCCTCCTGTTCTTGGTCCTACAGTTACTGCTAATATTTGTACACCTTTACCATCTGTATATCGAGGTAGCGTAACGGTATTATCCATCAACTGTTCATCGGTTGTACCATCGTCTGTTGTTGGGTAGTATAGTAAGTAATCACAAAGTATAGCGTTCATGGGTAATGCTGTCGCTGCACTTGCTTGTGTTGTTATACTTCTTAAATACTTCTCCCCTGTTACATTTGGACCATGATAAAAACCACCGTCTCCGCTTTGTGTTATCGCTTTTGCTGTTAATGGAGCAGCATCAAACCAATATTTAGGAACAGGCATCCCGGGACTCATTGACAAGTCGAACCATATACCTGCTGTTGTAGTTTGGGATGGGGTTTTACGCCAAATGTAATTTCTTACTTTCCCATCTAATTCAGCATTAACAACTTCACCTATGGTTTTGAAAGCCATTATCCGAGTGTTACTTTAGGTTGTCTTAGTGGTGTTCCTACACCAACAGTACTACCACCTTGTACATTAGAATTCATATCTACATTTATAGGAGCATTGCATTTACAAGCTCTTATAGGTTGTGGTAGAATACCACCTTTACCATCATGAACAATAACCCCTAAACCACATTTACTACACTTATACATATTAATCTTCTGTTACTGTTAATGCACTTGCAGCGAACTGTGGTTGAATACCAGAACTAATAGCTCTTGAAGCAGTTAAAGCTCCGCTATATAGTATCTTAGTTGCTCCGCTTGAAGCGGTAGTAATAGATACGTGAGTTATTGTTTCAGAACCAGAACTACATTCCGGGAACTGGATTAACGCTGCATTTGTTGCAGTGTTAGTTGCAACTGTCCATCCACCTACTGTTCTGGCTACAGCTACCCTTGCATAGGAGCCATAGGCTGCTTCACTTGTAGTAGCAGTACCTGCTTCACCGGGATCACCGGTGTGTAGTGCTATATAAAGACTACCTGCTGTTGCGCTATTTTGTAATCCACCAGCGTCCCCAATATCAGCAATATCAACGTTGTTGAATATCAACTGTAAAAGGTCATTTTCAAAAGTATTACCCTTGCTCATAATTTATTTAATTCTATTTAGTTTTATTCTCAGGTGGTGTTTTGTATACACTATATCTTCGTCTATTTTAGAAGGTGATATTGTTCTATATTGTTTGTCTCCTATGAATATAGAATCTTTACCAAGTGCAGGTTTACCGTAAGTTTTCATACCAACCAAACTAGGCATTCCACTACACTCAATACATTCGTAAACTTTATCCTTATCAGATGAAAAATCAATTCCGAAGATCTTCATTATGTTTTAGTTATACCTGTTATATTACCATCTACGTCATAAGCCAGTGTTATTCTAGCAACCTCTGTTCCACCGCTACCACCTGTTTTATACGCTACATAATCAATGTCACCGTCAATTGTATATTCTATTTGCTTATAATCGTGTACTTCTGTAACTAAATCACTTGGTGTTTTATCACTAAGTAATTCAATGTCTGTTTCAATTGCTCCAAGTAGTGCAATTTCGGTTACCTGATTAGCAGCCGTTGCGTCACCACCACCTCCGCCACCTGACACTGAAAGACCTGTAAAGTAAGTATCTCTAAGCCATTCTGCAACAGCAAGTATATCATCACTAGGTCTACCATTTATATCTGTAGGTAGAAATGCAATAAACGTTGTTGTTGGTGATGGTGAGTCTGCTAGAAATATTTTATTAGAAGATACCTTGGCAGATACTACCATTGACGTGGGAAGATAGTGGACATCTGTCCCTAAATCCATTTCAACCGAATTACCTGTCTTGGTAAATGTTACCATTAGTTATACTGAAGATTTACTGTTACCTGATTAGCTGCTACAGCAGTTGTATCGCTATCACCAATGGCTCCTGTAATACCTATACCAAGTCCGATACCAAATACTACACCTGCTGGAAAACTAATAACAACCGACCCTGTTGTTGCTGCTACTGGAATAGTCATTATTGGTGCATCTGTTCCTACAGTCGGAGCGGTTGCTTTGTTATATAGTTTTACAAAAGCAATTGTTCCTGTATTGTGAATCATTATACCTTGTACCAAAGCAGGGCTTGTTTTAATAACAGCCGAATTAGTTGTATTTAAAGACAACACTCTATAGTTAGTTGCTGCTGTTTTGAGTGGTGAAAATTTACTCATTTGGTTTCTTGTTTTTAGATTGTTCCTTAGTTGTGGCTAACTGAGTTACGCCTTTTATCTGTTCACTTCTTAGTTTAGTTCTGGAGTCAAGTGCCTTCTGTTGAAGTGCTCCTTGGTTTTTAAGTTGCTGAACCTGAAGTGCTTTTTCATTTGCTGTCTGAGAAGTCTGAGCATTGAATTGGGCCATTTGCTGTTGAGCCTGCATCTTCATCTGTTCCTGCTGCATCATCATCTGCTGCTCCTGAGCCGCTTGCTCTTTCTCTCTCTTAGCTGTTAATTTCTCGTATTTAAGAATACCAGAAACTACATCTTTTTCCATCAATAGCTTCATAGCATCTCCAAATCTCAAGTCTCCAGACTGAAGACCAGCCATGATCATTTGTTGGAATGAATTCAGATCGTCAAGCAGCTTAGGGGTAGATTCTACAAATACTGCGTAATCATTAAGATCAAGTTCAATATCCTGTTCTAAGAAATTAACACCGGCATCCCCTATAATAGGAGCAAATCTCTCTTTACCAGCCCAAGCTATCTTAGTTAACTTAGCAATTTGGTTCCAAATGTTTGTAGAGAACTGCTCAAACATTTTAAAGTAAGAGGCTGTTGTTAAGGAGGACTGTATTAGGGCTGACTGGGTTACACTTGCTAACTGACTGGCTCCTTGCATGATACCCTGACGGGCTTCACTAATGCCTGAAATCTGATCCATCTCCATATCTACCCATCTTGTTAGTTCAAGATACTGACGAACTGAATCAGATAAGGAAAGGTCAATCTGTTGGAATTGATTAAACTGTGCCGGTACACCACCAGCCCGGGAATCTATAAACGCAATACCTACGGTTTTAAGATAACGAATTACATCTTCAGGCTCCCAAGTATCAGGGCACTGAGATACATCGTATACAAAGCCCTTTGCACCTGCTCTGGCCATAGAGAGGCTTATGTTGTAGGTGATAATGTCCTTCATGTTTTGAAGCGACTGTAGCTGCTCTACAATGCTTACAGAGCGGCCATTTACAAAGTGTGGGATTAGGGCACAGAAAGGAGGGTATGTTTCAGAAAGGTTGTCTACATCTCTTGGTTGGTTTTTAACCAGACCCCAATCGGTAATAGTGTCTCCACCTATCAAAGTGGCCTTTCTCCAGACTTTAACCATTTTAGAGATAACATTTTCTTTATCCCGGGCTGAGTCTGATATTTCTTTAATATGTTCATTTCCGTAGTTATCCTCGGAAACCTTGTTCTTTATAACCTTGTAATCTACCCAATAAGCGTCCATTACAAGAACTCTGAGACCAGAAGGAGTCTGCTCAAACCAGTTTAGATTACTACCACCTAAGCTCGGGAAATTAATGTCCAATTGAGACATTCTCTCCTGAGATGACTTCTGCATGTATTTTATGTAATCCTGATAACTTTGGGCTGATTTCTTAAGATCCTCAACAGATACGTTATACTTAACAGCAGCATCGGCTGCATTCATATATCTAACTTCACCAAAGTAGGTTGAATCGGTCAAGTAGTCATTTTCTGCGTAAGTATCGTAGACCACGTATCGTGGATCAATCCTACGTACTCTCGGGATTCCGTTTACTATTTCAGTCTTGGCAAATGCTTTACCGGCAATAAGAATATCTCTGAAGAGGGAAGTTCTCTCAGAATTCCACATCGTTTTCTTGTCGATATATTTAATTGCATAATAAAGAACTATTTCGGATATTTCTTTGTAGTTCTTGTCAAAGAACTCGTCTACCTCTTCCTCGGTTTCTGGTAGATTTTGGCCCATTGGAGAGGGCATTGAGGTGGTTTGCTCTAGTTCTTGGAAGATTGGCTGGAGTCTTACATCAACTCTCATCTTCTCTTTTTCCTGAAGTTTGCGGGATTTTGCCTCTTTATTGATTGCAGATACCCTAAAGTCGTACCCCTTCTCCATCAACTCTCCTATCAAAAGGTTAACTTTGGAACGGATTTTGTTCAAAGTCATCCATTGAGCAGGTAAGGAAGATCCGTCTTCTGCTTTCTGGAGGTACTCAAAACTGGCACTACCTTGGGTTCCATTATAGAAGTTATAGCAACTATCTGTAATGGACTGTTGCAGGGCGTAATTAGAATTAAGAGACCGCTTACAAATAGCAGTTACAAATTCTCTATGATAGTCTTCGTTCTTTGACTTCTCAGAAACATAGATAGAAGGGAATTGACTCATGTATTATTTACCGAGTGAATGATGAAATCGCGATTTTATTGGAAATTTGGCCTGTTTACTCTTACAGCAAAAACCGTGCCAGAATCTAAATATGGTAAATCTTTTGTCCGTTACTATCGTGCTTATTACGAACGAGTCTTCCACCTATTCTACTTAATCCAAAGTTAGGGGTTTTTTCTTTAACCAGTGAGGAGGCAATTGATTTGGTTTTATCTTCCCTTAAAAACATTAAACCTGCTTGAAGGGCGTCTACCCTATCTGTATTTATAACACCATAGCTTTGCAACTCTTTCAGTAATTCCTTACACGGTATATACTCACAGTAATCCTCTATATATTCGCACACAAGCTCTTCTCCGTATTGTTTACTTGCCTTCGTTCTATAATATCCTATGTTAAAAGTATTACCTCCTATTAACCTTGTCATTCCTTGTGGGGTGGTTTGGAGTAGATACTTATATCCTCTTTCATCGAAATAGGTAATCATACCTGATTTATTCCTCTCTATTAAAATCTTACACTTATTATAGTATAACAATGCCATTAGTGCTTGTTCATAGAAGTCACGGGGAATGTTAGGTCTGTCTGTATACTGAAATACAATCTTAGGCGGTTGTATGCCATTTGACTTCTTCATAATAAACATTGACAGAGATGATAATCCACTTGTGTCTGTTACCTCGTGATCAGTTGGATCTGCGCTTGCACAGTAGGTATTCTTTAAAGAAGGGTCAGGATCTTCATAAATTATACAAGCTCCTCTGTTGTCTGGATGGAAAACTACGTTTTCATCTTTATCTAATTTAAAGTAACCCTTCTTTTCTTTAACAGGGTTTTCGTACAGAGATTGAAGTTGTTTGCTAATTTTAACCTGATTACCTAATCCTTGGTTTTCATTAGATGTAAACGCCTCTTGTACCGTTAATGGATACTGTTGTAGAAAGTCGTTGTATTCTTTTTGAGATAATCCCTCCCTGCGCTTACGTTCGTATACAATCCAGCGTATTGCTTCTTCTTTAAGGTCATTACCAAACTGGTCTACTATGATTCCATTCCAGCCTCCATAAAAGAATTGCTTCAATTTATAAATCTCAGCATTATACCACATTTCCTTGAGGTCCTTTCCTTCTTTAGAAACCTCACCTGCGGTTCCGAATAACAAAGGAATACCTGATCTCCGGTGCCCAACCCTCATTACTTCGTTGGCCATTGAGAACATTGACTTTAAATTGGATATTTTACCACAATTATGTACAATCGTACCATCGTGCAATAGAAAATAAGGATCTTCTTTTAATCTAATCCCGAAATATTCACCATCCTCTATTTTTTCAATTTTAAAACCTGTCTTTTCAGGAGTCTTTCTTCCTTTTACTTTAGGAGATCCATTTGATTGTTTTCTTTTTACTTTACACGGTATATCTGATAAATTACTACCGTATATATGAACCCTGTATACCTCACATTTATAAATACTACCATCTTCTCGTTTCATTGTTGCTATCTTTTTATTTAAAGATGCATAGAATCCAAGACTAATACATAATTCTTTTAATTCCTCTGATAGTCTTTTTATTTTAAATGTTACTTCATATTGTTCTTTATTTTTAGCCTTATGACCATCTGTATCAATTATTCCTGCCAATAGTCTAAGTCTATCTAATCTATTAGATTTTAAATATCTAAGAGGAATATGTTTGTTATTATATACTTTTATACGCTTTAATCTATTTCTAATACCTCCATGATCTCTGCTGTAGTTATTACCATAATAATATGTAACAATACCATCTGCTCTTTTATTAGGAGTTACTTTACAATTCAGAACAGACGGTGCTTCTTTTTCTAAATATTCTTTAAGTTCCGGGTCTGCTGCACAAATAGAAGGTGAACTAGATGATCCGTCTCCAAGCCAACATCCTAACCAATAAGGGTCTATTGAGAGGGGTTTTCTTTTATATTCCCAACCAGATCTCATTAACTGGTAACCTCTTATTCTTTTCTTTTTTAATTTAAAGAACTCACTTGTTTTAATATTTAATACTTTAGAGGTTCCGTTGAATGTTACTGTCAATAAATGAGCACCATTACAAACAAACGGTTCTCCTTTGTTTGGGGTTATTCTATATAAATCAGAAATACCAGATGTTGTACACTCTACTGTTCTTGGTTTTCCTTTTAAACCAATTACCTTATCTCCTATTTTTATATCTTCAATGGGTTTAATATTGCCGTTGAACATTCTAACCAAAGTACCTCGACCAAAACACTCATCAATGACTAATTTACGTAATGCAAAACCTTCCCAAGATGTGTCTGTTGGGGCTTTTACAATGATTTCAGACTGAAGTCCTAATCTGCGTCTCGAGCCTGTAGAATCTTTTATAAAGTATGAAAAATCAATAGAGGATCTTGTGTTACCGGCAGAAGATGTAGGTCGTAACCAATCCGGGAGATTGTCGTATACGAATTTAACCTTCTTAAATAATTCAATAGCATCGGCTTCTGTTTTAGAAGTCATACCTACTTTGAACATGGGGTTTATAATACAATCATGCATTACATCAGATGCTTCTAACCAAGAAGCTCCTACCCGTCTACGCTTTACGCAAATAACACCCCATTCTCTCGAAGCCTGACATTCCTCGATTAATGAGAACCATGCTTGTTGGCAGACCCGGTACTCAGGGCGAATTAACCCGGATTCAATATCCCACATCTTAACATAGTTATAAAAGAAGTACATCTTAGGAGACATCCCAAAATGGCCTTCTCTTATTCTACGAACCTCTTCACGCTGCCAGATTTCTAACTCATAAGGCGTAGCTCCTTCAGGGGCTTTAGCCCTAATAATCCTTTTATCATTTTTAGGAAGATCCGGTGTTAGTGTAAGATAGTATTTTACTTTATCTTCTAATACCGGGTCATATTCGTTATGTGGTACTATTATCGGGTCCTGATAGGCTGACACTTGTTGTAGTTGTTGTTCCGCTTACTAAATATGGATTACCTGTTAGGGGGTCTGATGTATATGTAATTCCAGATCCTGTTCCACCAATCCATGTTGGTATATAAGAATATCCTGAAAAAGAACTCTCTTGAATTTCTTTTTTATGGAACTGGACGTCTGAGGCTATGAATTCAATAGCTTCTTCAATTGTTAAATTACCTTTCTTAAACAATTCAAGAGTTTTCTTGAGTCTCTCAGAGGCTCTAATCTCAGCTATGTAATCATTAAAGTTGTTCATTTTCTTGTTGTTCCTTTAGATGAATTAGCACCGAAATGGGTCTTTTTATTCTTAGGAGGTACTGGTCTAAGAGTTGCTTTAACTCCTACTGATGCTGATGCTTTTGGTTTTGGTTTCATTTGTATGGATATTCGTTTGGTTTTGAATTCTTTTCAACTGGTTCTTTTAACGTGTTTTTCATAAACTCGTAGCTTCCTTTAAGGTCGTCAAGAAAGCGTTGTTTATCTATTCCCTCTCCTTTGTGAAGAAACACTATTTGCTTTAAAATCTCTAATCTCAATTCTTCGTCTGTCATTAGTTAAATCTTTTCTTTCTTATCTGGGAAATATAATAGCTACAAAGCTGTTGGCTCATATCTATTTGCTTTCTGGACAATCCTTCTGTTAATAAATCAAATACAGTCTTCTGCTTTTCGGTAAGCCTCTTGCGTACTACCTCCATCTCATCCTTGTCAATGAGAATCCTTTCAGGTGTTGTTTCGGTAATAAGCGGTGAGTTTTGTAAAGCCTTAAGTGCTTTTGTATTAAATTCACTATCATAAGATGTACAGGTTAGTTTTTCAACGTTTATGAATAACTTATGACGCTTTTCTCCATTCTGAACAAAATAATCTTTCTGAGATCTACTAAGCACAATATACTTAAGTACTCTCATTACAAGTCTCTCATCCTGATCAAACAGGTCTTCTCCTTTTTTATCCCACCAAACTACCCAAGCATCGTGAACTAAATCTTTATATTCATCAGGACGACACTTATATGCGTAGGACTGGGCCTTTTTATACATAATAGCGTTCATATTCATACCTACAGCAAAAACCATGCCAGTTAAAATTCATAGTCAGTATACCTCTTTGTGGCAGGTTTTTCAGTAACAGGAGTCCTACGTAGTTTCCGGTTCCTCATCTTCTTTAAACCCTTTCTGGACTTAGAATGATCCTTCCAAGATTCATCTGATTTTAACAAACTTCTCTCCAGATGTTCTATTTTTATAGATTTTAATGCCATTTTGAAACCTTTTGGTGCCTTTCTACGTTATAACGTAAGAACCACTTAAAAAGTTGCCAAATTTCTGATTATTTTAAAGTATTTTGAGTCTGGCACGGTTTTTGTGGTAGATATTATAACAGAAACCGGCTGTCTCTCCGAAAGGCGAGTGCGTACCCGGTCGTATTCTGGATAAGTGGTATGACGTACCCACTTACTTTTAAGCGTTTGAAGCTTTGCTGTTGAAGCCCATACTTGTAATATGGAAGAAGGGGGTTAGAATCCCTCCGAACGCTCTATATCGCGGAAAGGTGTAATGGTGCATTAAGGGTTCATATCCCTCAAGGGCCGGTTCGATTCCGGGGTCCGCTACTAAATAAGTAAAATGGAACCTTTAAATTCTTATGAAGTAAGCTACGTAATTAAGACATTTCGTCCTAATTATAAAGTTGGCATGACTTTTGTTGAGCTTAATAGGATTCTAGGAAAAGATAGAATTAAAGAACTGGACCTCTGGGGGCCTCGTAACTTTACCAGAGAATGGTTTTTAGATCATAAATGAAAGAAAGTTATATCAAACTACACGGTGGTTCTTTGATTAGAAAGAAGAACTATCTTATTGAAAATAGCACAGAATCCGAAGATATTATATTTGGATTATTGGAGGATTTAAAATATAGGTTTGTATTTCAAAAAGCGTTTTTGACAGATAGGTTCTCGATTGTTGATTTTTATTTACCGAAGCCTTACTTCCTGTGTATTGAAATTGATGGAAAATACCACGAAGATGAGAATCAAATAAAAAAAGATAGAATAAGAGAGTCTTATCTTACAAAAACTAGAAGAATGAGATTATTGAGGATCACTAATGAAAAAGTGAACTTAATGTCTAAAAGTGATTTAAAAAAGGAGATAGAGGGGATGTTGATAGAGCCGAGGGGTTCTATTAAGAGACTTACACTTGGGCGGGATTAAAAGACGGATGACGAGTGTATTTTATTGCGCTATCAGGGGAACTAGCAAGCGCAGCGGTGGTACAAAGGAGAGAACCGTAAGACTAGTGTGCTGAATACACAGCAGTAAAGTTGACTCCAATACCTTGAGTGTATTAATTCCAAGGGAAACTCTTTCGATAGCTCAAAGCAAGAAATCGAAGAATGAGGAAGTGATAAATGGTAGCGATAGCTATAACCATTTTTCACGGATTAATTTACTTTCTCATTCTCCTACTAAAGCAATTATAATACAGGAATTAACGAATACAAGGAATGGTGAATAGGTGGGTTGTGGCGGGATTGAGCAAGAAACCATCACCCATGTCCTTACCAAGAATTAATGTATAAATGTAAATATTGCAAGGTAGAACTGGTTAAAACTAAAGTAATAGGTTTGTATCTTGATAAAGATTCAAACCCTTATTGTAAAGATATACACTATCCTGCTTTTCATTATCCTATTAATTTTAATAACTATTTAGATGCTTTACCAGATAGAACGGGGAAAGTCGGTATTTGATTCCCATAATGGATTAAGACTTATACCTGAATTTGCTGCATTAGAAGAAGATGCAAGGGTTGGAGACAAGTGGATGAGGTATGTAATGCTTGTAGCTGATTACAAGTCTCCTTTAAAACAACACCCTATTACTAAAAGAAAAGAATTAGCCATTCTGTCAGCAGGTGGTAAGATTCAGAATAGAAACCATGAGACACTTGATCTCCGTGCCCGGGAGATAGTAGAAGGTAAGAACCCAAAGATAGAAGCAGCCCTTGCTAAGTACCTAGAGATCCAGCACGATGAGGATCGGGATATGCTGGAGATAATCAACAAACAAATAGAATTAATCAAAAAGACTATAATGTCCTCCACTACCAATGTGGATGGAAAGGATGTTCCTGTGGAGACAGATGAGCTGAAAAAGCGAAATGCACTACTCATGACAATCCCGGATCTTGTTGAAGCTAAAAAGAAGCTTGCAAAGATAGCTGATATAAAAGATGAAGTATTTATTGAAGAAACTTCACAAGAAGTGAAACCTTTAAGCCTTGTTGATCGTATACATCAAGAAACGCAACAAGAATAACATGGAAGAACAGTCAATTTACAAAATCTTAGAAAAAGCAGAACAAAGTAGAATCAATGACGCTGATAAAGCTAATAATAAAGTATCCAGTGATCTCGTGGAGCTTGATCTTTACGATTCTGCTATTGTTACTTCTATTGGTGAAGTAGTGTCCCACGTATTATCAACCTTCAAGGATAAGTACGAAGAAGGAGAACCAGAGGTGGACCTGTACCATCTTATGAGAAGTTCCCAACATGGGAAAGGTTTTAACGTAGGCAACAGCCTTAAGTATAACAAACGCTACCTTACCTCAGGGTACGGAAAGAGCGGAGATGTTAAAGATCTCTACAAGTCAGTTCATTATCTTTTAATGGAAATAGACAGGATTAAGAATGAAGTACGCTAAGTGTATATCAACAACTCCCGGTTCTTTACTTATAGCCTGTAAAGTGTATGAGATTGCCGAAACCACATACACGTTTGATAACAGTGACAGGGAATTGATAGAGGTTAAAGTAAATGGTGAATGGAGTGGTCCTTGGTATAAAGATAGATTTATAGAAGTTTCTTTTAATAAATATTTAAACCTTTTAAAATGAGAAAACCTAAGATAGTTCTATACGACATCGAAACTTCTCCAATTATTGCTACTACTTGGAGCCTGTATCAGGACCACATTAACCACACTGACATCCTTCAGGATACCTTCATTATCTCAGCAGCTTGGAAGGAACTAGGAGCTAAGAGTGTAAAATCTACCTCAATCAATGACTTTAAGCGTAAGTCGGCAGATGATGATTATGGGGTTTGTAAAGCCCTTAGAGAGGCTTTAGAAGAAGCAGATATTCTAATAGGGCATAATTCTAAAAAATTCGATACTAAAAAATTAAATGCGAGGTTGATCTTTCACGGTTTAAAACCGCTGCCTAAGATTGTTCAACTGGATACCCTCAAGGAAATAAAGAAAATAGCTGCCTTTACCTCCAACCGTCTTGACTTTTTAGGTAAAAAGCTAATAGGGCATGGTAAGATTGAAACCTCAACAGGAATGTGGCTCCGGGCTATGAGAGGAGAAAGACTAGCAGTAGCTGAAATGGTTAAATATAATAAAATAGACGTTGTTCGTCTGGAGGAGGTCTATCTTAAAATAAGACCTTATATTGAAAACCATCCTTTTTCAACTCCTAAGTCAGATTGTGCTTGCCGGAATTGTGGAAGTAATTCTTTAGCTAAGAAGATGGTGAGATTGACAGCCGGGGGGATTCAGGTTCAACAGTACCAGTGTAAGTCTTGTGGTTCTTATAGTACTTATCCTATTAAGAAATGAAATGTAAGACCTGTGGTCGTAAGTTATTATGGGGTATAGACCCTGATGAATATCTTGTTGCAGAACTTACAGGAGATGATAAAAAGAATATTGAACCTGATTACTACCATGAGTATCCTGCTACAGAATCATGGACTCAGTGGTGTTGGGAACTGGAACCTGATTATAAATTCAAAGACTATATAAAACGATGCAAACGCAATGCCCGATCTGTCAAAAGCCAGTAATTAAGGTTATAGAGACAGACACAGAGATCAAAAATGGAATAGTATGTGAAAGTGAGTTCTATATTCACTATCACTACGCTGGAAATGACAAGTTAATAAAAATCAAAAATCCAATAGGAGCATGGGAAAAACTGGCACATTCCATAGATACCTCATCAAGTACACCGTCAGAGGGTCTGAAGGATTTTTCTGGACAGACTATCGTGTCTGGGACGTAGAAGATAAGGATATTTCCCACATTCTCCAGACAGCCCTCTATCAGGCTAAGACAGACGCTACCTCCCGTCTTAAAAAGAAAGTTGAGGATAAAGACGTAGACATTAAAAGTTTCAATCTGATTGATTATGTCCAACAGTGAGTATATAGGGAGATGGAGATTTATAAATAATAATATACTTCAAATCTTTAATGAAGGTAATAGTTTAAAGTGGAGATGGTTGTTATGGAAAGGGGAGATAATTAATATAACTAATAGACCTGAGATGAGTGGTAATTGTCTTAAATGGAGACCCACTAAAAAAGATGGGTATAGTAAAATACTATCATTTAACGACTATCTAAAAACTCTATGAAGTGGATCATATACTGGACCATGTATGTTACCACTTCCGGGAGCTATGATATATCTGGCAGGATATTAGTTCAAAACGATAGTGTATCCTTCTATGTTCGTGAATATGGGTACATTACCTTACCAGTGACCCATCTGGAGCAGGTTCGGGTAGACAAGGATACCGGTAGAATAGACGCAGCCCTCATCTTGGCAAAAAAAGATGAACTTTTTGTAACTATTTTCGTTAATGATTCGTATATAGAGTATTGGTACGATAGAAAGAGGATTAAACTGAAACGTAAATGAAGCAAGAAACAATTATTATCGAAATTAGAGACATGGAGGGAGGACAAGATGCAAAACTCCTGTGTCAGGACATGGCAGATGTCTACTCAAGATTCTGTTACAAGAATAACATTACTATAGAATCAATGGAGAACCGTCCGGGTTTTGTTAAGTTATGAATACAAGGGATGGACGTCAAGAAAATCTTTGCTAATGAAATAGGCGGCCATAGATGGCAAAGGGTTCCTCCTACTGAAAAGAGAGGACGAACTCAAACCTCCACAGTAAGCGTAGCTGTACTTGATCCTTTACAGGATATACAAGTGGATGTTAAGTCTGAAGATGTTACTATCAGATTTTTCAGTGGCACAGGAGCCGGTGGTCAGCATCGTAACAGAAAACAATGCTCAGTCATGATGACCCACATAAAGGCACATGTTACTGTTAAGGTTGAGGGTAGATCAAAGGAGGCCAACATAGAGCAGGCATATAAGATCATGAAACAGAGGATTAAAGAACAACACAAGAGTAATTATGACGATACCTATTCTAAGATCAGAAAAGACCAGATTGGTGATACTTTCAGAGGAAACAAGAGGAGGACATACAATCAAAAGGCCAACGAGGTCATCGACCATCTGACAAATAAAAGTTGTACTTTCAAGGATATTCAAAAAGGAAACATAACAATTTTACATAAATAATTAAACTATGAAACAATCAAAGGTTAGAAAATTACAGAAAGAGGCTTGGGAGAAAACCTTGGCTGGTATTTCTGAGGATAAGTGTAAATCATTATATGAGGCTGTTAAATCAATATTAAGATGAAATTCAAACTTAAACTACGTGCGCTCTGGGCACTTCTCTTATCTAAAGATTATCTTCTTCTTATCGACAAGGAAGAGTATACTGCTATGTATTGCAATCACAATGGTGATTCTCCTGCTATTAATGCTGCTTCTAATGCATTTAACGATATGGCAAATGGAGAAGATTCTACTAACATTTTAAACAATTTAAACTAATGGCAAAGAGTAAGGAAGAAAGACTTTGGCAGTTCTTACGTAAGTTCTTTTACGATGAGCTTGCAATGGATGATTTTGAAAATCCAAATTATGAGGTAAGACGAGTATATGATTATGTTACTAAACATTATAAAAACAATGGCAAAGAGTAAAACACAAAAGTATTATGACAGCCACCCGGAAGCTAAAAAGAAGAAGGCGGCTTATGATACTAAGTACCACGCTACCCCCGAGCGTAAGAAGTACCGTGCTAAGTTGAACAAAGCTAACAGAGATGCTGGTACGTATGGTAAAATGAAAAGTATGGGTAAGGACAGATCTCATACTAAATCTGGTAAACTTGTATCAGAAAGCTCTAAAACAAACAGAAGTAGAAACGGAAGCAACGGTAAAAGCACTAAAAAATGAGAAAAGCATATTTTAACCAAAAAGTCACTTACACCGGACCTCCTTGTGAGGAGTATGTTCCCGGTGAACTCAACTCTATTGACATTACCCCAATGACCGGTAACATGCCAAATGGAGAGAAGGACCTGAGAATTATGTTGTATAAGACAGTTACCAATATCTTTAAAGAAGGTAAAGACCCTTCGGGATACAGAGTGTACGCTTCAATGGAAGATATTCAAAAAGACTTCAAATTTGTTGATTTTTAGAAATGGATAAAGCCAGACGCCATGAGCTTAACTAAGATTCCTATTTCTCCGTATCCATCGATATGTGGGTTATTATTAGTAAAGACCCTCATAAAGAGGTTACTCAAACAAATGTCTCCAACCCGGGTATAAACATTACATGGGATGATGGAATGTCTGCGTGTGCAAACGATCACTTCTATAATGGACATTGCTATGAACAGTGGCCGAGTTGACGCACGAACTTAATTAGAATGATAAAATAAAGGTTTTAATAAATAATTTTTAGCGCGATGGAAGAAGGATATTATAAATTAAATGGGGGAACCAAAGTTATGTATTGGGATGGAGAAAAATGGATGAAACCCGTAAAAGACAGCCGAGGTAAAATTGGAACTTGGCTTGCTCAACTTGATAAACAACCAAAAGTTAAATCATTTGAATACATACCTTATGGAAAACTGGACTGATGTAAAAAAGTTTGTTCCCAGCAACAATAGAGATGTGTTGGTAGTGACTATTGAAAACGGTAATGTGTGTCGGCAACGGCTGTATTTTGCGAAGGGTTGGCGAGTGTGGCGTGAGCGCAGGATTTGAGCAGCGCGGCTTTGTGGGGTTATGGCAGCCACACCTCATAGGGCAAAATATTGCTGCCAACGGTAGTATTATTGCAGTAGTGTTCGACACCCGGGGTCTGGAGATAGACACTATCGCCCATGAAGCAATCCATATCAAAAATATGGTATACAGTCACTCAGGGATTAAGCACGACCTTAGTAACGATGAGCCGGAGGCTTACCTTACCGGGTGGATAGTAGGTCAGATCTATAACTGTTATAAAGAATCCAAGAAGAAATGACAGCTAATGAGAAGTTCAAGGAGTTATTTAAAACCCTTCATATTTGCGACTTATATAAATTAAAACATGGAAACACTACTGATAACCCTACAACTCCTACTACTATCAACCCCTTGGATACTGGAAGCAGTTTTGGACCTAAAGGACTCCAAGAACGGGGTCTGGGACAACCACAAGAAGGACATATGGACACTACGTGCTCCTGCTTTTCTTCTGGCGAGCCTTGTAAATGTAATGATTTTCCCAAATGAATTCATCTTCCCGGTTCACTTACTTCAGAGCCTGATAGCTTGTTTTGGACTATTTGTAATGTTCTTTGATATAACCTTTGGAACTTTCTTTAAAAGAGATCCGTTCTATCTGGGTGAGAGTTCTTCAACAGATAAGGTACTTAAGAAATTCTCCAAACTAACCCTTATCGGGATTAGGATTATCATCTTAGGATGGTGTTTAGGGATCTATTTTGGATTAGACAGGATATTATCATGATTTAAGGAAGTTATGAAGATAGGCGATAGAGTATTAAGCCGTATGGGTAGGGTATGTGATATTGAAGCAATGAGTAAAGAAGGTCTGGTATCACGTATAAAGTTTACAGATGGGAATGTAAATATCTGCTATACAAAAGACTTGAAACCTATTAATTTTACCAATTATTTAAAATTACTATGAAATACATACCTATACTAGGACTTATGTACCTTATTGAAGGTAGAGTGACTAAAACCCTTATCTGGTACCACATTCTAACCTATTTATTTATTATTTTCCTATTGCCTCAAATAATCGCTTATTTTATATGAAAACAGTTAAAACTGAAGTTATTGGGTGTGGAAACTGCCCTTTTATGGTAAGTGAATATGATGATTGGGCAATAGGTGAGGATTCTTGCGATAAATGTAACCTTACCGGCAATGTTTTAGGTACTTATATGGGGTTTGAAGAACCCGGGTATAGTACTCCAGAAGACTGCCCTCTTAAGAAAGAAGATTACCTTATAACCTTTAAGAAATGAAATGCAGCAGATGTGGATATGAGATAGAGAGTCTCGGTAAAGATTGGTGGAGTCAGGAAATATCCAATTCTTATAAGAAAGGAAAGGTACATAGTAACGGGTTCTTTTGTTTTGGTCTACATAATACATTAGGTGGGTTTTTCCATACTCCTGCTTTCTTTAGAGCCTACCTTACCTACCTTGAAAAACCGAGTGGTTCATCTTGCCATAAACAGTAAGACTATACCCTATAAGGTATAAACATATACAATACTACTACTTTTATACCCGAAGGGGTACAATAAACACTAAGGACATGAGAGACATAATGAACAGATACTTAAATCTATGCTGGTTAAAACATGGTAAGAAGATACCAATAGAATACCAAGGATACATACTAATGATGTTAAAGGAATATGGTCGTAGACAGTTTTTAATAGGGTTCTTAATTGCGTTTTTAAGTCTTTTATGGGGGGTTTTACTTTATAGTCTTATTAATTAACCCTTTTTTCTTATAATATCTCTATCTATTAACCTTTAAACTACACATGCGGCCCTGTATGCAATTTCGTCTGACTGCCGGGGGGTCATTCAAAGAGGGTGGGGGTCAATTTGAATAATCGCATAAACAACTATCTTATATAAGGCAATAAAAAAACCCGCTAAATTAGGCGGGTTAATTATTTAGACTAATTAAAAATAGGGTGCCAAAAGTATAGACATAAAAAAAGGACGCTGTTTAGGCGTCCTTTCCTTTTACTTACTTACCTGATTAGATACCTAATGCAGCGGTTAACTTCACCTTGTGCTCTTCAGCGGTGATAAGCCCTCTATCAAGTGCTATATCCAATTTTGCAACCAATTCAGTAATACTGTTTCCCTTACCTTTAGTTACCTTGTTAGCTGTCTTTGCAGCCTTCTGGCTTTCCTTTTCAGCGTCCTTTGCAGCTATCTTTGCAGCTATCAATTCTCTATTATCTTTAGTCAATCCCGTATTAAGGAATGATTGCACCGATTCGATAATTTGAGAATCGGTTTTACCGTTGCAATATTCAGGCTTTACAAGGTAAACAGGCTTTTTGTTCTCAACTGAATAGCCTTGAGAGTCGAATAATGAAGTAGCCTTAAAATCGCTATGTAAAGCTAAATACCATAATTCACGATCCAAACGGCCATTTTCAGTACCCAAAATAACACCTTTACGATTGCGACCACTTTTAGTTGTATGGTCAATTAAGGAAATAGGATACTTTAACGCTTTGACCTTTAAAACAGGTAAAACGCTTGCAAGGCTTAAAAACCCAATTACCTCATCTTGCCTAAAACTGATAAGGTATTGAAACAATGTCAATAAATTCTGACCTACAAAATAGGCTATTATTAGACCTACAACGGTTAATAATACCTTCTGCTCACTCTTTAAACTTACATTTTTCATAATACTATAAATTTGGTTTTTATCGGGAACCCCATATGGTGGTGGGACTTATTCCCGATTTGTTGCCCCAAAGTAATAACCGATTTTTGGAATTTCCTAATTTTCACCCATTCCATGTAAGATTATTTGTGTTTTGCCGGTAAATTCCTTCATTTTGGGCCTTTTTGGTTTTGGCATGATGTAAGGTTTTAGGTGAAATATTACTTTTTTACTCCCTGTGTTTGTCCCAGAATGGGAATAATTGTCCCAAATTGGGATAAAAACCCCTTAATTACCTTAAAAAAGGGAGTATAAATAGGTTAATAACTAAACTTTTAGTTATTACTAAATACTATCTATATTAGTATGTGGTTAAGCGATTGCTAAAGAAGTTAGTATAGTAATTCATTTTCTTCTATTACGTATCTATAATGTAGGTATTTATCGCTATCACGCTTTAGTGTATTAGGACAAGATGAACTCTTTTGGGATCATTTATAGGGTATAAATTAGCTTTATAATTGCCTTTATAAGAGGTTTGTACTATTAGACCTATCTGGAGTGGTTGGATTCCTGCGTTGCTCTAATAGCTTATATAGAGCTTATACAGCCTATTGTACCTTAAGAATCTGATACATTAGTTTCTCCAGCTCCAGATCCTTGTTAAGGACGACCGCTTGCAAGCAATCCTCAACTCTTGTCCTATTTAACTCTGGTTTTGGGAGATATTAACCCCTCTCTTTTAGCCTTTCTATAAGCCCTGTTATAAGTAAATCCTGTTTCATCCATTATCTGTTTAATAATTCCATTATGTTGGGCCTGTGTTTTCTTAAGAAAGGAGCTATTAGGAGGTTCTATTAAATTCATTTTTACGGCTTTTCTATAAGCAATATTGTAACCAACACCCTCTTGTTTCATTATATTTTTAATAATGTCACCATGTTTACCACCAAAACGAGGTCTTTTAGTAAAGTATTTATAACTTGCTTGATGATAGGTTAATCCTTCTTCATTCATTATTTCCTCAAGGGTGCGCCCGTCATCTGCCCTCTTTAACGGCTTACCTTTTCTACCAAGTACATAAAATGCATGAATTAAGTTTTCTGATTGAGTTACCCATTCTAAGTTTTCTACCCTATTATCAGATCTATTACCGTTTATATGATTGACAAATGGTTTATTATCTGGGTTAGGAATGAATATCTCTGCTATTAACCTATGAACCCTTAAACCAGTACCCTTTAAAGGCACAACCCAGTAATCCTTTTGGTGAGTTTGTTTTATAACAGCCCCTTTCTTATTTATTATAACGGCATCTTTGCTTATATAATGAACACCTGTTCGATGAATTAAATAGTATCCTTTAATACTTTCATGCTCTATTAAAGGTCTTTGACTATAATAATTGTTTATTTTATATCTTAAGTCTTTTAAAGATAGTTCTAATACAGTCTTTTGTTTTAGTAATTCGTTAATATTCATTGTTTAGTGGGTTTTTACTTGTGTGCGTGATAAGCCCACAAAAATCGTGCCAGAGATTTTTGGAAAATAATTCCCCAAAAATTTGCACATATCCGCCAAAACTCCGAACGTTGCATCGGGTTCAAGGGAAAATCCCCAAAATTCAAGAAAAACAGTTTAATCCTATTTAAAAATAACTATTATGAAAACATTTGAAATAAGAGTAACACAGAATCTAACTGGTTATTATGAAGGAACTATTGAAATAGAGGCTTCTAATCAAAAAGCAGCATTAAACAAACTTAAAAAAATGTCTAAAAAAGATATTGATGAACAGGCAGATTGGACTCATGGAGATCAATATGATGGAGATACTGATAGTATTGAAATAGATGAAGATTCAATAGATGAAATAGGATAAACCGGAATTTTCACTCAAATCGACAAGTTTTACTTAAATAATACTAATATGAATAATATGAAAAAAATACTTATTAGATCTCTTTATATCACTACTCTTGCTTATCAGTTAGAGAATGGTAGTTTTAGAACTGTTAATGGTAATGTTTTTTCAGCATCTGAAGTACTTGTATTAAATTAAATAGTTAAATAATATGAAAATAATAGATAACTTTATATGGTTAATAGTTACTCATAAAGCTCATAGTATTTACAAATCGGGGTTATTTGATCTTTATATTCTTTACCCAGATGGTTCTGAGGGGCTTATTGAGTCTGAGGATGATCTGTTTAAAGCAATAGATAGATGTCGTGATATTGGTATAGAAGTCGGACAACTAACCATTAAAGGAGAGTAATGCTATATAAACATAAAATATCAGGTGTTATATTAGATCTTAGTAATAAGGTTATAACTATTATCTCAGATCCTAAAGAGGTAACTAATTTGGACAAAGGTTATAATTTTCCTTATAGTGGTGACTTACCCATTTCTTACGAACCTTATGCTTTTATATCTTATTTAGAACTAATTGAAAAATGAACTATACTTGTAAATACTGTGGAAAACCTATATTTTGGTTATATCCTGACCCCACTCCAAGATGGGTACATGGTGTAAATATGAATAACTGGTCAAGGACTCCGTGTTATCATTATAAAGATAAACCGAATGCTTCTCCCTTTTCGTTTAATAACTATATTAAGCTAATACCCACTTTTAAATAAAAGCATATGAAAAAACCTTACCTTGTCTACCTATCCTCTTCTAATGACGTTTGGGTATCAGATGCCTACTGTTGGTTTAAGAGTAACGGGTATAAAGAAGAAGATTTTGAAGAGATTATATCTGAGAAGGTGTTCTACTGCTTCTTATCCAGAGTACCCGGGCCTAATATCTTTGAAAATAGACCTGTAATGTTTGTAACAGAACGTCAGAAAGATAATGATTTTAGAAAATGAGTAGAAAGTCTATACAACCAGTAATTAAGGCGTTCTTAGAACGTAGGTATTGTAAGGTTTCTAATACAGAAACAGATGGAAACAACCTTACAGTATTCGGTAACCTTATTGCTTATCACAAGGGTAATAACATTTATATATCCTCAGCCGGTTGGAGAACAGTTACTACTAAAGATAGATTAAATGGTTTACCCGGTGTTAGTATATCCCAAAAACAAGGCAGTTGGTATTTGAATGGCAAATATTGGGATGGTAAGTGGACTCCTGTTAAGAAAACATTTGATTTATACGTTAATTTATGCAAAGAATAACACCAACAATAGGGGGAATCTATATAACTCATAATAATTACCAATGGATTTATATTGGTGATCTTAGTTGGAGGTGTTTAAAAGGTTCTGATAATAAGACAGGTTGGCAGGTTGGTGATTTATATAAAGATGATAAATTTCCTGTTAAATTAGATAAAGGAGATATATATATTCCACCGTTTAAAAACTATTTAAAGTTATGCAATACCCAAGAATCTTCAGCTACAAAGAAAACGTCCTAGTCTACAACGTACAAGTGTTGTGTCCGTTTGGTGACTTAAGGAATCCTTTTAACTATATAAACCTTAACTAATGAAAAGGTATTGGTTGTGTAAGACTGAATTGTTCATTCATATGACAGTCGGTAAAATATATTTGGAGACTGACATGGGTATAATAGATGATATTGGTATGACGAGGTATTCAATAACCCCCTCAAAACAATATATTACAAACTTCGATTATAACCAGTTCTTTGAAGAGATTTCTTTTAATCATTACATAAAACTATTACAATGAAGAAGTACGAAGGTAATTCAATCCGTAAAGTAACCACTGACTGTGGTAAAATACCACAGAGTATAGGACATTCTAAGGTATCAGGGGTGACCCGTAAGCTAACTAAGAAAGAGGCTGCTACTCAAAAAAGAATAATGAATCATGGTTCTTGAGAGCCTTCTTAAACTCTTGGGAGAAGTGTGCCCTTTAAATAACGAATAAAAATGATGATAGCGAACTTACTTAGAACAAATGGCTTAATTTAATATGTTATGAGAGAGATTTGGTTACATAAAGAAGGGATGATGTTGCTTAGGACAAAACCTAACTTCTATACTATAATACGTAATGGTAAACGACCTTTGTATAATGTTGGAGATACTGGAGATTGGAGTGTTCATTATTACCCTGAACATTGGAAAAGAATTGGTTTTAATTATTATCTTGAAAAGTTATGAAGTATAATGTTGGTGATGTATTGAAGTATCCGGGTAATGGAATTACTTGGAAGGTTATTCAGGTTAAGAATCCATATCTTGAAGTTGAATTAGTGGACAAGGGTACAAGTAATCATCCTTACAATATTGGAAAAATTCATGAATATCATTTAAATGATTGGAAGCTATTTAAAATTATATCATTTAATGCTTACCTTAGAAGATTATGAAAGACGGTTATTATATAAACAAACACCATAAAAGCCTTATAAAAGTATACGGTGATCGGTTTGATGGTATTAAAGGGGTTATGGGATTTGGGTATTCTACTATGCTTTCTGAAGCCTATTGGGATAGAGTTTACAAGTTTAACGAATATTTAAAATTATTATGATGCAGTTTATTTTTCACTCAAAAGTAACCGGACTCAAGGAGTCAAGGGTTACCGTAGCCGCAGTAATTGACGGCTCTAAGGCTAAATTCGGAGTTAGCCGTTGTTCAAAAAACGACCAGTTTATCCGAAGGGTTGGTCGTGAGAAAGCTATTGAAAGGGCTTTGAATAGCCCCTCAATAGAGGTACATCTTCCTAAGAAAGATGTTAGCAAGTGGTTCTTAGCAACCGCAAAAGGTATGGCAGACGTTGTGAAATTTAACCCTGAATTAGTATAAACTTTAAAAACTATGAAACAATTAATTAAAAAAGCAAAACAAGTATTAAATTCCCAAGAGTTGGGATACTTTCAACTGATGTTGAGCCAGTACATGGTTCTTTTTATCAAAGCGAAACCGGGTACATGGAAGTCGGCCATCTTAAAATCCATATCGGACAAGATGAATATGATTTTTATTGACCTTCGCTTACCAACGATGGATGAGGTTGACTTGGGTACAATGCCGGTGATTCATTACGACAACGGGTTGCCTATTGCAAAGAACGGTATTCCTGAGTGGGCTTATATGACAAAGGATAAAACAAAGAATTTCTTGATTGTATTTGAGGAACTTAACAGAACCTCTCCGGCTGTAAGAAACGCAGCGTTAGGGCTTCTGCTTGAGAGAAGAATTGGCCCGAATTTTGTATTTGGTGAGAACGTGTTTATGGCAGCAACCGGTAACTTAGGTACAGAGGATGGGACAGATGTTGAAGAGTTTGATAACGCTCTTAAGAGTCGTTTGATCTCTGTTAACCACGAACATGAGCTTCACCACTGGATTGATGCTTACGCTACTGAGAACATCCACTCGGACATTGTTGAGTATCTGAAAGCGAAGCCTACTTCCTTCTACCCAGATCTTAAGGAGCAGGGCGGTGACGTTATTACCAACCCTAGAACATGGACGGGATTATCAAAGGCTATCGAGGCCAACTTCGGAAAGACTGCTACCTACCAAGAGTACGGTGATTTCTTACGCAAGTTTGGTCACAACTTTGTAGGTGCCCGTAACCTTGATTTAATCCGGTTCCTTGAGGAGAATATATCAGTAACTTTCCCTGATATTTTATCAGGTAAGGCTAACCTGAAAACAATCAAGCGGGACAATCAGGCAGAGCTTGCAAAGGAGTTCTCTAATTGCAAGATTGCAACCCTTAATAAGAAGGAAATGGCCAACCTTATTAAGTTCCTGCAAATGCTTAGAGAGACGAACCATGATGTATTGGTCGGTGCTATCTACCAGTTAGGTATCAACCGTATTGCTGAGTTGGAGGCCACTAAGAAGGCGTCTGCTAACGAGACAGCATTAATGAAAGAGTTTGAGAAGGAGTATATTATGTTAGGCGAAAGAGAAACCAATGAGATACAAGAAAGTAACACCGAAACTAAATAGGTGTCTGGAGGAGGTTCTCCTTCACAACCAAAAGGAACTACAGTTCTATTTCTATTTCCTCAACTACGTTGATTTCTATGTTACGGATGAACTGCCTACAATGGCAGTCACCGTAGTGGATATGAGAATGGCTCTTCTATACAATGAAGAGTTTGTTGAGGAACTATCTGATATAGAGGTAGTTACCATCCTGCTACATGAGTGTGACCACCTCTTACACAATCACTTGGAGAGGGGTAAGTATTACGATAGGCAAATGGCCAACATTGCTATGGATATGATCATCAATCACCTGATCATGACCTATCACAAGACTCTATCCTTCCCTAAGATAACAGAGGAGTGGATACAGAAACAGATTGAAAAGGGCAGCTCTCAAGGTCATACGATCAATGAGGATAACCTTGCTAAGGCTCGTAAAGCTATAGGCGAAACCTATTGTGTAACCCTTGACGAAAACTATAAAGGTGAGTTAGTGTTTGAGCCTTTGTACCGTTGGCTTAAAGAGGAGAAAGAGAAGGATGATAAGGGTGAGAAGTCTGAGCTAACACAGCGTACTAAAGACCTGTTAGAACGTTGTGGCGAGGGGCAGTCACTCGATACCCACCTACCGAATGATGAAATGATGCAGGAGATTAAGGAGCAACTTGCTAAAGAAGGTATTGAAAAGGTTAAGGTTCGCTTAAGAGGGTATGGTTCTAACTCTACTGAAGAGAAGATGAAGATGCTTCTCAAGGCTCCTAAGAAGAACAACCTTCGTACTCTTAAGAGGGTTATCTCTGCCTTCAAAGGTCGTATCAAGGAGAAAACCTATACTCGTCTATCAAGAAAACTACCCGGTCTTATTAAGGGTAACAAGAAAGTATCCCAATCTTTGGTAGCCGGACTCGATGTATCAGGCAGTATGTATAGACGCTTTGAACTTGTCCTATCTGAGTTATTCAGGGATGGGTATGAGATTGATCTTGTTCAGGTTGACACACAGATACAGAAGATTGACAAGGTTAAGAAGAAGAACGATCTTAAGTCAATGATGATTAAAGGGTTAGGTGGTACTGAATTACAACCCTTTGTCAACTATGTACTTGACCCTAAGAACAAGATGCGTAATAAACCAGTGGTCATCTTAACCGATGGGTATTGCGACCATTTAGATTTTAAAGGAACTTATCAACAATTCCTGATTATATCCTGTGGTGAACCTGTTAAATTTTCTAACGGGGGTAACGTTAAACAGGTAGTTATTCAGGACTAAATTCTACCCCCTTGAGTGGGGGTATTTTTTCTATGATATACAGACATAAAACTGCTCCTACATATATTTGCAAGGTTATTGATTTTACCAGCAATAGGGCTGTTATATTAACAATTGCACATTGGCAGGATTCTTCCTATCTTAATAAGGAGTTTAGAATTAATTTTGAAATGTGGGAACCTTTGCCGTTTAGCACCTATCTTAAATTACTATGAAGTATATTTGCAGATCACTCGGTAATTATTTTAACCCTGTTGAAGTTACCGTTGGTAAGGTGTATGATATTACCAAAGAGGACGACAATAGGTGGTGTTTTATAGATGATGAAGGGGATACCCGTGGGATGAGGGATATTACAGACCTTTATTACGGGGTTTGGGTGAGGTGTGGATTTTCCGATTACTTAATACTAATAAAACGATGATAGCGAAACTTACAGGGGAGGCTTACAAGAACAGGGGGTTTTGGGAGCATGGTTCTATTGTTGAGATTGTTAGAATTCCAAGAGGTATCTGGTATATAAGAAAGGATGGTCAGATGATAGGTTTACATGTAGATAATAAAAGATGGAAAATAACTATACTAAGTTTCAATGACTATATAAAGCTAATACAATGAGGAGAAATGGTATATATAGAAGTAAAACCAATAAATTTGGTTTCCTTTATACAGGTGATGATAAGAATGTGTTGGTTATATCAGAGGATACAAATACCTATAGAATTGGACAAACTTGTGAACAAATGTGGAATTGGAATAACTTCAGATACTATGGATTCAGCGAATACTTAAAACTACTAAAATGAAAAACAGTTATCAACCTGCAATTCAAGGAGCAATCATTCTTAATAAGAACAAGTGCTTCGCTTATACCCTTGTTGAATTACCTACAATGGGTACGTTTTCTATGTTAGATGTGGTTATAAATTATCAGGCAATTTTACCATTGAACTAATGTATATCAAGACAAGGCATATCCTCTCACCTAATGTAACAGAAGAGAAGTTAATTAAACCTGATACTGTATATAGGGTTTTAAATTTAGTTAATGGTACATCGCAAGTAGATGTAGACACTAAGAGTGCGTACTATTTATCTCCTGAATACTATACTGTTGTCAATTTTAAAGATTACATGAAATTATGTACATAAAAACTAAATCAAAACTACCTCCCCATATAGTAAGAGAGGGTCTTATTAAGACTAATACTGTGTATAGGGTATTAAAAAAATACAATAAAACAGTAGATGTTGTTAAAGAATCTAATTACATTCTAATAGAAGAAGAGGATTACACTATTGTTACCTTTAAATATTACTTAAAGCTATGTTCAAAATAGGTGATTTTGTTATAAGAAGAAGTGATTACCTTGATAAAGATTGGCCTGAATATTGTACAAATACTCATAGCGGGGTAGTTACTGATACCACCATCACTTCTTATCAATGGTTTAAAGTTTCTACTTATAATAAATGGATACCTTCTCATTGTTATGAGGTTTGTACCTTTACTAAATATATAAAGTTATGCAAAAAGGAAGATATAGGATAATAGCCGGTACTTTTAAACATCATAAGATATTAACAGTTGTTGATGATACTACTATTATACTTTCCGGTGTAGAACATAAATACCTAGATTTAACCCCAAGATTCTATGAACGTATTACTTTTAATAACTACATTTATCTTTGTACCAACGGATAACGTTGTTACTTATAAAGAAAGGATAGGCTACTTAGAGTCGAGAGGGGATTATTGTGCTACTAATGGAACCCATTTTGGTAAGTACCAGTTCTCTATGACAACGGTTAAAGGGTTGATAAACATTGGGTTACTTGAAGAACCTAATGAGTGTTTAACTGTTGATTACTTCCTTAACAATCCTGTTTATCAGGAGAAAACAATGAACGCTTCTATATACCATTGTCATCAGTTATTAACCCGGATGGGGTTGTATAGGTTTGTTGGTAAGAGGGTGAGAGGTATTAGGATAACAAGAACGCGACTATTTGGAGCGTTACATGGGTTTGGTCCTTATGCTACAAGGGATTTCCTTAAGACTGGTTCTTTAAAACCATCAGGTAAAGCTGTTAAAGTAGATAGGTTTGGTCATTCTATAATAGACAGAATAAAGTTGTTATGATGTGTTATAAAGGTATAAAATTTGTTAATAAAATTGGTACAACTTGGACTGCCGAAGAACATATAAGAGAGGATGAATGGGTATTTATTAGTAATACAGGCAAGAGACAGATTTACACCTTTGATAGTTTTTATAAAGGGGCATTGGGTATGAAATGGGAAATAGTTAATAAGTTTAAACATTATCTTGATAAGTTATGAAATATAAAATAGGCGATGTTGTATTATTAGATTATCCTGATTACTTTAATATCGGTACACCCTATACCACAGGAGGTCATACAGATTCAGATACTTATAGATTCATTGAGATACCTTTTGTAGCAATGGAGAAAAGAATAATAGGGTACTATAAACCATTTAGTAATTATATTAAAAGATTATGAATATGAAACCGATTGTTGGTAAATATGTTGATACAATGGGAGAATTTCTATATATAACAAAAGTATCTAAACGTAGAGATGTGTATTATGTTACATATTACTGGACAGACGGGAGAGGTGGATTACTAACCGGTTTCGATACAAGTGGTCAGACTGTTATGTGGTGGTGGCCAGATGAAGATAAATATAAAAGAATTGATTTTAATGCTTACTTAATATTATGCAAATAAGAGACATTCCTTGTGTAGACTACCTTCAGATGAAGGGGTACAAGATTGAAAGACGGGGTAACAAGTGGTTTACTAACTCACCCTTTAGGCAGGAGAGAACTCCTTCCTTCTGTATATTCCCGGATAATGCTTGGGTAGACTTTGGGTGGAATGGTAATGGTCCTAAATCAGGTAATGTTATAACCCTTGCCAAACACTTTGGGGATGATCTGAGGGACTTTAGAAACAAGTCATTCGCTTGGAAGCCACCAGCTATACTAACCCGTAAATCTTGGAACGGTATTAAAGAAACCTTCATAGACCTTTCTACAGAAGAACGTAACAAGGTAATGGCTTATGCTGAATCAAGGGGTATTGTAAGGGGTTATGCTAACGGTTGTTTTTTTACTAAGACAGATAGTGGATTTGACAGGCATTTGGCTATATTATTTCCTCATCAGGATTCAAATGGGGTTGTAACAGGGGCTAAATTCAGGGCTTTAGAACAGATCAATGGACAGCGGTTCTCTTCATCAGGGCAATTAGGGTTCTATATACTTGAGAATATAAAGGATTCCTTTGAGGAACCAGTGTTCTACCTCATAGAGGGTGAGGCTAATGCTAACTCTTTATGGGAACATTGTCGTAATATTGGTAAGAGTTGTGTGGTTGCAAGTGCAGGTGGGGTGACGAGTGTTCCTAAAGAACTACCCCATAAATATGCCCATTTAAAAGGTAAAATAATGATTGACTTTGATGATAGCGAATCATCATACCAAGAGAGGCTCTCTAAGTACGTTCACCTCGGGTTAGAACCTGTTAAACTTATTTTACCTAAAGGAGAGGACTTGAATAGTCTGTATTGCCGTAATGAAATTAAACTTATAAACCATTTGTTATGAAGGTTGTTTGTTATTATAGTAATTCAAAACGGAATGTGTTAGGATTAACACTGATCGGGGATATTATGTATATAGGGAAAGATGTGTATATCAAGATTACAAAGCGTACAAAAGCGTGTGGTATACTAAACCTCTATTTAGGTAATACTATGCTTTTAGATGGTAATGTTTGGAAATGGAGAAGTTCATTTAACGAATATATAAAACTATGCAAATAACACAATCTATTGTAAAGGTACTTGAATCAGAGTGTCCTCGGTTAGCTAATGAACTTATCCTTAAGAGACCAGATGCACCTGATGGTAGTCCTATGCAAAAGGGTTCCTTCTTTGAAACTCTTTGTTTAGGTTCTGGGGTTGGTGGTAAACAAACTGAACTTCCCTTACTAAAGAAGGGTAAATCGGCTGAACACCTACGTATAGAAGAACAGGCCGAACGGTTTAAGAATATGTTTGACCCTAATCATAAGGATTTTGGTGGTAAAGTTATTAAGGACAGGCAGTTGGTTCTCAAGCATGGAGACAGGGAAGGTACTATTGACTTTACTACAGACCCATTGATTGTGTACGATCTTAAGCTAACTGCCGACTTAGAAGGAGGTATGTGGAGTGATTTATCTACTGTAGATTTCCTTCAACAAATCCACTACCAATGGTTATATGAACAGAATTTCGGTATAATTCCTGAAATGAGGTTACTTATCTTTGACTACTCTACTAAGATGAGAATCAAGGAGATACGGGTTAATATAAGTGATCAGGCTGTTGAAGAGTACCACCAAAGATTCTCCAGTGCCCGAACCTTATGGGATGAATACTCGTTATTAGACGAGTTCCCAAGATTCCCAAAAGAATCATCTTGTTCTAAATGCCCTTTAATCTGTAGCAAAAGATTACTTAAAGAAACAGTTCAATTTGAAGAAATAACTATATGAAGTATGTAATTTGTATTGATGATGAACAATCTAACAGTAGATTAAAAAGAGGTTGTTGTTATAAGGTTGAAGAAGTTATTGGGAGTGGTTACTATATACTTCAGGACATTAATATAAAATGGTTCCAGTATAGGTTCAAAGATGTACTATTTAATGATTATCTAAAACTATTATGAAATACAAGTTTAAGAAAGGAGACGTGGTGATAATGACACGACATAGTCGTTATATTAGGAAAGGAACCATTGCTATTATTGATGAGGATGGTTCCAGTGTTCCATATGTATTATCGCAAACTCCTTATAATGATTACTTAAGACCTGCTATTAAAGAACAAAATGCAGAGTTAGTTACCTTTAAACTATATATTAACTTATGCAAGTAGGGGATAAATACCGTTGGTATCAGGATAATGTTAAAGGAGGTACAATATATACTATTATAGATTTACCTAAAAGAGGAGTTACAGTAGCTTGGAATAAAGAAACATCGAGGTTACGTACAGAAGGAACTCATACTTATAATTCTATTAGTAAATTTAAACATTTGTTTTCTAAAATACCAACCTTTAAAGATTACTTATGTTGGCTATAAGAAAGTATTGTTTGGTAAGGGATAATGAGGATTTAAGGGAATTAATCCGTCATAAAATGACTCAGAAGAAGCTGACAATTAGTGAATTGGCACGGAAATTGCAGTTAAACAAGGGTAATATTAGTCTTTATTTAAACGGTAAGGATAGTAAACGCCTTACCCAGTATTCCCTTGTTTTAATAGCAAGGGAGGTAGGTATAGAAGTAGGAATTAAACTGACTATAAATGATTAAGGTTAAATATATTAATGGTGGTAACAAGGTTGGGTATATTACAGACGAAACTAATATATTTCCTATTGGTAGTATACACGATGCGATAGATACAGGAGATGGCTTTCAGATAAAAGGAAATTACTATTTTAAATGGAGATTTGTTATTGTTAATTTTAACGATTATCTGGAAATGTTATGATGTATAGAAACAGAACTAAGGGTATTGTCTGGAGGCTTAATGATGACGGTTCTTATACTCTAATTAAAGCAGGTGGTGGATACTATCAAAGTGCTGTTGGGAGGATAGAACGTTTTACAACGCAATGGAGAAGTACAGAATGGGAAGCACTTTATGAATTTAAGGAATATTTGAAATTGCTATGATGTATAAACACAAAAAAGAAGGCATTATATGGGACGTTGATCCTAATAACAGAGCCAGTGGAACGCTTATTAAACACGGAGGAGGTTGGACTATAAAAGATGTAGGTTATAGAACTAATTATCTTAATTGTGATTCTTGGGATTCAGGGCAGTGGGTGATTGTTACATTTAACGAATACTTGAAACTATTATGATGTATAGACATAAACAATATGGTATCATTTGGAAGATGATTGATAAAAGACACTGTACTCTTGTTAACCCGGGTACTAAGTTTACTAGGGGAGAGATTGGTAAAACAATTAAATTAGATAAATCTGATATGATTTGGCATATAGATGAATGGTTAATTATTGAGGAATTCAATGAATATATTAAACTTTTAAACAAATAAATTATATGCAAACAGGAAAAGTAAAACAAGTACGAGAGAACATTAAGAGTTATCCTAACAAACGGGATACCACTGGTAAAAACCCCACAGTGTATGTACATGGGATTACCATAGAAGGTGATCCTATTGAATGGGAGTATCATTCATTAGCTCAAACGTGTACTAAATTTGTGCCTACTCAGGAGGCTACGTTTACCACAGAGACTAAGCAGAATGGTAACTTTACCAATCATAAGATCTCCCCGGTAGAGGCTAAACCAGTGACCGGATTTGGTGGATTTAAGAAACCAGCAGGTGCATACTCAGATCAAGGACGTATTGCTGCTATGAGTGCAATGAGTACATCTGTTGATTTCTATAGAGAACGCTCTACCGGTTTAGACGGTAGTCCTCTTAAGAAGGATCATATATTCGCCTTGGCTGAGGAGATCTTCGCTTGGGTGTATACTAAATCATCTGATAAGTGAGAATCAAATTAATCAGGTCATTGGGGACGGAATTCCCTAATGACACTTGGTTAGAGGCTTTTGATGATGGATTGTTAAAGGTTACCGGATTAAAAGGTAAGGTTAAAATAATAGCACGATCTAATATAAAAGAATATGAGACACTTAAAAACCCTTAGAGAGGGAGATCAGTTTACGTTTCGAGGAAGCGTATACTCAGTAATCAGTCATGAGTTTAATATGACTGAAGTAGAAGGTAATGGTAGACGTTGGGCTTGGCCTATTTTTTCAAAAGTTAAACCAAAATATAAATGAAACAAACTGAATTTGTAAACGGGGTTAGAGTGTTTAAACCTTTCCCCAATGCCCCTGACTTTGTTAAGTTCTCCGGTATTATCACTAAGAAAGATATTACCGAGTGGCTTAAGACTCAGAAAGACGAGATTAAATTCGTTGTAAAAGAGTCTAAGAAGGGGGGATATTATGTTGAAGTTGATACCTTTGTTCCTAAAGCTAAGGAACCGGTTTTACCAGATGGTAGAGATGATTGGGGGAATATTGATTCCTCAAGTAGTGATGACACCCCTTTTTAAACTAAATACCCCCTCTTAATTGAGGGGGTTTATCAACCTAACCAAGAAAAGCCATGAGAGAAACAACAACATCAACAAATTCAGGGGAGTATTCAATTACGTTTTATAACGTGGATAGATTTCTGAACGGCAATCCGCTGATAATGATGGATAAGGGATTGGCTGTTCCAAAATGGTTTTATCTTATCGGTGAATTATTATTCGGTAAGTAACTATGCGACCATGTCCTGTATGTAACAAAGAATAATTTAAAGCCATGAAATACCTTCTACTCCTCATCCTTCTATCCGGTTGTGCTTCATCTAAAGTAAGTAAGCACCAGAACGATAGCGTAGCAGATAGGTTACGCCAGAGACACGCACCTGTTAAAGCATTTAAACCTAATATACGATGAAAGCGGGGGATAGAGTTGTAACCATTATTAGCACTCCTTGGATTGAGAAGGGTATAGTAGGTAAAATAGTCTATATTACTAAACCTAATGGTGCTGGTGTTGTGATAGAAACTAAGAGAGGAATTAAGTGGGTAGAAAATAATAATGTTGAATTAGTTACATTTAAAACATATTTATGCTTATTGAACAAAGATCAGCCGTTGAAAAATCTTATAAAAGGTATCACTCGAATCTTACAAGGGAAATAGGGTTATACGGGACTCCTATGGGGGTTCATGAGTTGAATATGATAACCGGTGGTCATGTGCCTAGTAAGGTAACAACCCTTGCAGCCCGTAGTGGTCAGGGTAAGTGCCTTGGTTACGGGACTAAGGTTATACTGTTTGATGGTACTTTTAAAGAAGTGCAGGATATTTTACCGGGAGAATTACTATTGGGTGTAGATGGTAGACCTAATAAAGTAGTCTCTGTTTGTAAGGGACAGGATGAAATGTTTAAGATAAAACAAAACAGAGCGATTGATTATATTGTTAACTCTGTTCATGTTCTTAGTTTAAAGTCATCCGGCTCTGCTTATTATAGAAATAAGATAAGAAAGGAAATAACAAACGGAATACATGGGGTAAAAGGCGGGATTGTTAATATTCCACTAAATGAATATTTAACAAAAACAAATAAGTGGAAGCTCTCTCATAAGGGTTATAAATCTACAATGATTAAACCCGAGGTTATATTGGAGTTAGACCCTTATTTATTAGGAGTATGGTTAGGGGACGGTGGTCATAATAAGGCTTCTATATTTAAACCAGATATTGAATTATTCAATGCTTTAAAGGATATTACAGATAAAGAAGGATGGGGTATAAATCGCTATGATAGAAAAACTTGCGAGGAAATAACAATAACCGGAAGAAATACATCTGGTAAGTATTTTACAGATGTATTAAAGGATATTAATGTTTATTCCAACAAACATATTCCACATAAATACTTAACATCTTCTGTAAATCAAAGAAAACAATTATTAGCAGGATTACTAGATACAGACGGCTACATGGCATCTAATTCCTACGAAATTGTACAAGTAAATCGTCAGTTAGCCAGCGATATTGTTTACCTGTCAAACTCTCTTGGGTATAGAGGATACCTTACTGAGAAGGTAGTCAACGGTACTGTGTATTACAGAACTGTGATCTCTGGTAACGATCTTAATACTCTCCCATTAGTAATACCTCGTAAGAAATTACTAACATCTAGTACTAGAATAGATAAAACAAAGACAGGTATTTCTGTAGAGTCTATAGGTATTGGTAATTATTATGGTTTTCAACTAGAGAACGATGATAAGAGATTCTTTTTAGAAGATTTTACAGTAACCCATAACACAGGGCTTGTAACTCAAATGAGTGAGGTAGCAGGTAAAGTAGTAGAGGGTAAACGTAGTGAGTTATTAATCTATTCTTGGGAAATGGAGGCTTCCTTTTTAGCAGATCGTTATGTTTGCTGGAAAGTAGGAATTACTCTACCAGAACTACGGTACTCAAGGATACTCCCTCAAGCCATCCGTACCGAGATTAACAAAGCATACGCTGAAGCAGCTAAGTTTCCAATATCCTACCACCAATACTCTACCAACATTGAAACAATCATTAAGACCAACTTAGAATGGTTAGCCGGGGTAGCTAAGAAAGAGAAAATGGAAGGTATTAAGATCCAGCCTGTAATGGTATTAGACTATGTAGGGATGGTTCAGGGTAATGCTAAGTATGGTAATAAGACTTATGACCTAGCTAACTTCCTTCAAACCCTTAAGCAACATGCTAATGAGACTGGTCTTTCTTGTTTTCTATTAGCCCAGATTAACCGTACTGCGGATACTAAAGAATACCCCGATGTTACTGACCTATCTGATTCACAATCTATAGAACAGAACTCTGATACACTTATCATCCTTGACCGTCCTGAATACCGTAGGAAAGAACTACTCAAACACCCAGATACTGGTATGGAAGTACCTGCAATGAACAAGGCAATGCTTAGGGTTGTTAAGAACAGAGAAGGGCAGGTTAGGGATTATCTTATTAACTGTGATATTAGCCGATTCCGGTTCTGGAGTGAGAGCATGGCGTTTGGTGATGAGTATATGAGTTTATATAAAGAAGAACAATTCTGGAGAAACCATTTTAATGTATGAAAAAGATTGGATATATTTATTATATTTATGACGAAGGTCTTTGTGATATGGAGATATTAATCATGTCTAGTAACAAACACATGTTAATAAAGAATACTTATAACACTCATTATTACCCGGTTGGTAAAATAGGTACATGGAGTGGGGGTAATTGGGAAGAAAAAGGTTCAGCATTTAACTATTATCTAAAGTTATTATGAAATATAAAGTAGGAGATGTTGTTATTATGAAGCAATATATGAGTTTCTTCAATGAAAACGAGATATATAAGATAAGTGAAGTATCTTATAATAGTAAGTGGTATTCTTTCTACAATAAACAATATGTTGCCGATGACTCTAATATCAAGGGTGTTGCTTTTAGTGAATACTTAAAGAAACTATGAACTACTATAAATGTTCAGATGGTAGTAAGGTATCTGAGGCTACTATACAAAAGAAACTATCTGATAGTTATAAAGAAACTTATACCTTTAATCCTAAGCCTTATTGTATGGGATGTGGTAAACAAGCCCAAGGATCTGCTCATATAATCCCTAAAGCTAGGTTGAAAGAACTAGGACGTACTGAGTTAATATGGAACCCGGTTATGTACTTCCCTGCTTGCCACTCTTGCAACTCTAAAATAGAAGGGTATAAAGGGGATTTTAAATCTCTTAAGAACTGGGAACACTGTTTAGAAATAATGAAAACTTATGATAGCGAAACCTACAATCAATTCACCTCTTCCTTGTAAGTACTGCGGATTACCTGTATATTGGGTAGATACTGCTAGATATGGAAAAGGAGATTTTAGATCTTGGGATAATTTAAAGTTATGCAAATAATTATGATACAAATCGGCAGAAAGTTTACTGTTAAGAATGATTCTTATGATATACAGTATACAACAGGTGATATATTAAGGAGGAATGGTATTGAGAGAGTAGTAATTGAGTGGAATATAAAAGGAGGCTACAGCAGAACAACTTATTTAAAGAAAGATGTTGAGTATTACCTAAGAACAAAGACTTGGATATATGTTAAGAATTTTAACGATTATTTGAAACTGCTATGAGTAAACTTAAAGTTGGTAAGTATCGAGATGAGTATGGAGATATTCTCCATGTTCTTAAGATTAATAATAAAATAGTTACCTATTATTGGACAGATTCAAATGGTAAGATATTTGTAGGATTTACTAAGAGAGGGGTAGAATTAAACATAAGCAGCTTCTATTTTTCTGATTATACACGAATTGACTTTAACGGATACCTAGAGAAATTATGCAAATAGAGATATATGACATTGAAACTATTAAGAATTGCTTTACCGTTACTTTCTATAATCCTACAACTAAGAAGGTATCTCAATTTGCTATTCATAAAGACCGGGACGACCGTAAGCTATTGTACGACTTTATTTCTAAGGACATTAGTCTTGTGGGTTTTAATTGTATAGACTTTGATACTCCTATTCTTCAATTCTTCTACGATAACTGGGATGTTGATAAGATTGAAAACAAGATCTACAAAGTAGCACAGAAGCGCATTACGGCTGAGAGAAATGAGTATGTAGAAGTGAGATGGAAGCAGCGGGATTTAATGAAAATCCATCATTTCGATAATTTGTCTAAATTCTGTTCTTTGAAATGGCTACAGATTAATATGGGTTTTGAGAATGTAATGGATATGCCTATACATCATTCGGATAAGATTACTAAAGACCAGATAGACGAGGTTCTTAAATATAACCTTAACGATGTAATGGCTACCTATAAGCTATACGAACTAACCTTCCCTAAGATTAAAATGAGGAAACAGTTAGGTGAGAAGTATGGTACTGATATGGGTAACTTCAACGACCCTAAAATAGGGGAATATATTATCCTTAAAATGCTCAGTGATAAAATAGGAATATCTATCGACTCACTTAAGAAGTGCAGAACTCCACGAAGAGAAGTAAAAATAGCCGATTGTATACTACCGGAGGTATCGTTTTCCTCACCTGAATTTAAAGAAATATATGACAAATTTAAAGCTACGGTGGTTACTTCAAACGATCAGGAAGTGGACTATTCTTGTAACTTCAACGGTGTTGAGTACTTTTTTGGTTTGGGCGGTATCCATGCTTGCCGGGGAACTGCTGTCTACAGTGATGTTGATTCCTGTGATGTTACTGGTTTTTACCCTTCCCTCGCTGTTTCTCGTAAATTTGCACCCGCTCACTTCGGTGAGGCGTTTACAGAGGTATACAAACAAATTGCGATTGAAAGAAAGACTTATAAGAAGGGCACACCAGAGAATGAAGCCTTAAAACTGGCTCAGAATGGAACCTTTGGTAAGAGTAACTCTGAGTATTCCCCTTTCTATGATCCGATGATGTTCTATAAGATTACCATTAACGGTCAGTTACTACTGGCTATGTTATGTGAGAGGCTGACTTTAGAAGGGGCTTGTAAGATAATTCTTGCCAATACAGATGGTATAGAGGTTGAGATGATAGACCGGGTTAAATATCACCAGATTTGCTCTTGGTGGGAAGATCTGTTTAACCTTAAACTGGAACATTCTACCTACTCAAAGTTGATTGTAAGGGATATAAATAACTATCTTGCTGTTAAAACAGACGGTGGTATTAAGGAAAAAGGGGTGTTTATCTGTAAGCCGGAGTTAGGTAAGGATAACAGTCAGTTGATTGTGCCTATGGCCCTGAAAGAGTTCTTCCTAAAAGGTACACCTGTTGAGGTCACAATTTGTGATACCAAAGATATAAGTCCGTTCCTAATAGGGCAACGTGCTAAGAAAGGTAAATTTTATCTAAGAAAAGTTGAAAATGGTATGGTAATTGAGCAACCTTTGCAGAAGCATTTACGTTATTACATATCCAGATCAGGGGATGTATTGCGTAAAAAGACTGATAAAACAGATGGAAATGTACACGTTAAGCGTAAGGTAACCATGTTTAACGAGTGGAAAGAAGGGCCTTATGATATAGATACCCGGTATTATATATCGGAGTGTAACAAGATTATAAAGATGTTTAACAAGAAAACAGATCTATATGGCGATATTTAAGTGTATACACGACAGTAATGAGGGAGGAATTGGTGAAATTATAATAGGTGAAAGATGTATTGATCTATATTATCAAGATTGTATTAGATTAACCAAACCAACTGCGTTTTCTGAGGTTATGAATTGGACTATTGGTAGTAATTTGGGTACTTTACCAATTAATGGTAATATTTGGAGGTGGCAGGAGATTTCATTTAATAAATATTTAAAATTATGCAAATAATCGAAGAGATTGAGAAAGACATTTCTCTACTGAAGAGTACCAATAACACTAATGATATTGGTAGTAAAACCCAGATAACAGAGAGATTATCTATTAATTCTTACTACTTGGCCTCCTTGGTAGGGGAGTGGTATGAACGTAAGAACACCACCGAGTACATGTATAAATCCTCTTTAAGTGGGTTTATATCTACTTCTGCTCTGCCGGTAGGTAAGGCTGAGAACTTGGCCAAGGACACGTTTAAAGGGTTGTATAAGGATCATATGGATTCTGATTCTATGTATAAAAAGTTATCCTTATTAATGTCTCAGGTCAATGTTGTTATTGAACAATCCCGGCAAACTATTTCTACTTTAAAACAAGAACTAAGATATTCTAATGCTTAAATTTAACTAAACAATAAACAAAATGGATCAAGCAAAACAGAACGCACAAATCATCGAACAACACATGAGAGATCGTAACTTAGAGTTACGTATGAATCTTTTACAACTGTCTTTAGCTTCTTTGGAAAAGGGAGGAAGCGGAGTGTTCACTTTTGAGCAAGTGGTAGACGGGGCTAATAAATACTTAGCCTTTATCAAGGAGGATACGAAAGCCTCTAAGATTATATCCTAGTCATCATCATACCGCCTACTTCCCCGGAGGTAGGCGGTATATACTGCTAAGATTACTAAAACAAACAAGAAAACAAGACCCAACATGGCTACGGTATTTACTATTTGTATTATTGTTCTTATTATGCTAAATCTATTTGATAATGAAGATAGGAGACATGGTTAAATTATACGATATTTATGAAAAAGGAGACGTTATTACAAGGATAGAATCAATAAATGATAATACAATAACTACAGCATGTGGTATAACATGGTGGATAGCAGATGAATCATCAAATAAAGGAAGCGATTACGAAGTTCTGTCCTTCTCAGACTACCTGCGCTTAATTAAAATCTGATTAAGATTTGTTATCTTGGTATACGGATTAGGAGATGTAAACTCACTACTCCACTCCTTACCACCTATTCTCAATCCAAGAACTTTCTTACGTTTCCAAAACATTACTCCCTCAATAGGGACTTGTACCTTAACAAACGTATCGACTGTTTTTAGATCAGGAATAACAACTCCTTTAACCTCCATCCATTTATCAGAGTTATCAAAGCTGAAAGCCTTGTGTTCGGTACTATCTACAACTACTACTGTGTCGGTAATATTCCCTTTCATAGAAACAATCGTCTCGGTATTGATCTGAGTAGCTGTTTCTAAGTTCCTGAGGTTCTTCTTAATTCCTTCAAACTGTTTAATCCACTGTAGATCTTTATCTTCAGATAGCTTCTTTACTGTCTTTAGGTCAAGTATGGCAGCGTCTTTGGTAGCAACTAATTGGCCGTTCTCTAACTTATAGTACTCAACCTCCATACTCTTCTGGATAGCATACTGAGTGATTTGCTTATTCTGTTCCCTTAGAACGAGCCACCTGTTAAAGAATATACTACCAGCAATGGCTAAAACCACGATAATAAGGATTAAATACTTTGTCATTTTCTTTGTAAATTAGGTGGTGTAAATCTAGGTTGGATTAAATTAGGAGGTGGAAACATTGCAGGAGAACTCATGCCCGGGCTAAATGCTGGAACAGAAGAACCTCCTGTTGAAGAGGAACCTTTAATTATTCCTCTATAGATTCTATCATCAACTGCTCTTACGTCAGCGGGGGTTAACCCTAGCAACTGGAGACCCTTGATATACATTCTTAGCTTGAAATAGGCGAGTTGTTCATCTGATAATTCAATCTTCTTTTCACCATACCCTGTATCAGCAACAAGAACGTTATTCTCTTCATCAAGTCTATAGGCTTCTATAAACTCGTCTATGTTCTTATATTCTGTAGAGATCAAACCTAGGCTTTCCATGAAGGTCTTATCATATGTGTTCCAAGGTAAACCCTTTAATCCATCATCTGTCCATTCTTCAAATGTCTGACCTTCTTCTTTAGTAAGACGGTAGGCCAATTCATTATATAGAGGATACATTAATTCCTGAGTTCCTCCTATTAAAGGAAGAGGGGTAAGTTCGTTTATAACACCAGTTGCAAACTTCCTTTCTTTCTTTTTCTTCTTATCTTCTTCATCATCTTCAGGTAAACTAAACCCAAACATCTCGGCAACTTCAGAAGCAGCTTTGTCGAGTAATGGAGCAATTAGAAATGTAAGTGAAGATATATAAGTGGCTGCTTCAAGTGTGTTACCAGCTAACCCTCTGGCACCTTCTGCTTTGTTTTTACCAGTTGCCATATTACCAATATTCTGCATAAGACGAATCTTAAATGCAAGTTGGTAGCGAAGTAATGGGAATACTATCCTCATTATATTACTATCCGGGTTCTTGGTAGCAATAGACTTCTCAGCGTTCATTGAAGGTAGGGCAACTGTTGAAACCTCTTGATCCGCTGCCTGAAAAGCCTCGTTACGAATAGGATCTCCTGATTCAAGTAACTGCTTCTCATTCTGCCAAAACTCAGGGGTGTTACGCTTTGAAACATCTACTCCATTACTCTTAAGGTTGTTAAGATAATTACCCAAGAATATCTGCTTGGCACCAAAGGCTTCAGCAGCACCGAACATATATTTCTTTAAGAAAGAAGAAGCCTGATCTACTAAATCAACACCAGTGCGACCTGCCTCAATAAGAGCGTTATCCTTATCATTGATGGACTTCATGGCTCTCTTACTGGTACTATCTATATCAGTACCGAGTGCGAGTCCGGCCATCTGTTCAAGTCTCATTCCTACAGGAGTGCCTTCTAAGAAGGTCTCACTACCCTCACCATTACCAAAAGCAAGACTCGGATCTTTACCAGATGTAGCTAATCTCAACAATGAGTTAACCATCATTGGGAAATACTGTAGTGCAAGTTTACTTGGACCAGTTAACAAACCAGTTGTGGTGATATTTATAATCTTATTTAATGCCTTCTGAACCCCTTCGTTTAATGTACCGTTTCTATGGGATAACATCATCTCAGTGAAGTAGGTCTCAAGTACGTTATGAGCATCCTCACTACCCGTCAACTTGTAGTTATTCTTAGTATCCTCTTTAAGCAGGTTAAGTAATACTCTTGTGCCGTACTCGGTATGGTACTTGTTGTTAATAGCAAAAAGGGTTTCTATAAGAACCGCTGTCTGGTCTATCCTTCGGTAGGTACCTTCCTTCCAAACCCGATTTCTGTACTTAATTGAACTTGCATCTGGAATGTTAATATTAGCACCTGCTCTGTGTTTAGCAACAACATCGTCTACAGAAGGCTCTACTGCTCCTTTAAATCGGATAGGAAGTACATTCTTCATATCCTCCCGGAAGGTATTATCGCCCTGTACCTTTGATAACTCTAAAGCCTTCTCTCTTATCTCAGGTCTGTTATAGAACTCTATCAGTTTCAAAGTATACTCTGTAGAAGCAGGATCTATACTCTTGGCAAAATCAATAACCTCTTGTTTAGTTTTGAAATCCTGAGACAGGAACTTACCAAATACATCTTGTGCAATCTCTGCAAATGGATAAACATATTCACCGGTGTCTGGATGTTTGGCAAGCATCGAACGTAACTCTGTTTCTAAGTTGGCGTTGGCTCTGTCTATACCCTCCTGATCGGTGGTTTCAACTTCGCTGTATTCCACCATGTATTCAGCAAGAATCTGCCGAAGCATTACTTGCCGGGGCTTATCAATATTACCTCTTGAGAGGTTATACTTCTTCTCAATCTTCTTAAGAATATCGTTAACTTCTTTAGAATACTTGTTGTTACTGAACAGGGACTTGGCTTTACCAACCACAAAACTACCCCACCCAGAGTTTGCACGAAATTTGGCAATCTTATCTTTAAAGGAATTGTAAATATCCTCTAAGAATAAGGCAGAGTTCATATAGGTGTACTTCCATTTACCACGACCTTTTGTAATATCCATTTTTGGGATTTTACTCAAAGCGTCTATGGCTGCTAAATGAGTAGAAGGTCCAAACGCATCTACCCAAATACCATTAACCAACCCTTGGTCTACTCCTCTTAGTAAAGTTTTAAGTTCATCTATTGGTAACTTATCAAGATTCTTAAGATTATTCTTAATATCGTTATATGTTCTGCTTTGTGTTTCGCCTTTAGGAGGAGTTGCTTTGTTGATCCGGTTAGAGATCATCTCTATAACAGCGTCTATTATCTTTTTACGATTTGACTCTTTAACTTCTGTTAATGATTTCTTATCGTTAATAACATCTCTTATCTCCTGATCTAAATCACCAAAGTCCTCAGATTCAAGGTAATCAATATTCTGTTGGGATTTATAGTCTTCTGTATCCTTGGTTACTGTCTTATAACCCTCTTTAATACGACCTTCTTCTACAGCCGGTCCGGGTTCCGCTACATCTACAACAACACTATGCCCTATATCAGATTGCTCTAATTCAGGGTATTGTGCCTTCAGATCCTCAAAGTTATCCTCTGTTACCTTAACCTTATCGGCCTTTACACCAGATATGTTTCTGGAAATATCTGTCATGAGTTTGATATAAGCAGGTAAGTCTTTAATCTTGACAGGATCTGCATTAACTAACTGACGAACGTACTTTTTCTGGCTATTTGGTAGCTTTCCAATAAACTTCCGTACTGACTCCTGAAGATTTTCAATAACATCAAACTGCTCTGCTACCTTAGCATCTCCTACAACTTTCTCAACATAGTCCTGAACCTTACGAATACTTTCTTCGTTCTTAAGGTTGACACTTCCTATCTTATTGATAATCGCCTTGTAGGTTCTCTTAGGAAGATCGGCTTCTTTAAGTAACTCTTTAATGTTAGTTATAAGTCCAACCCGGGCTGCCTTCTCATCCTTTCTACCCAATGTAATACCCTGTCTCCAAGCATCTCTCAGTTTCTTAGTAAGAGTTGTTTCACGGATAGTAGTTGTTTTAAGACCCTTAGATTCCTCTAATGCCTTTACAAAGTTACTTACGTCATTCTTATTCTGAGTACGAATTGCTATATTGAATAGCTTAACGGCATTTTGCCTCTGGTCCTCATTTTGGATACTATCAATAACAATACGAGCAGCGTTTGTAAACTCATCATCTACAACTCCGTTCTTATCGTTAAGGATTTTTATCTGATCTTGGAACGGTTCCTTGGCAGTACTCTTTTCAATCTCAGTATCTTTGATTTGCTGGTGAAGTTGTTTTACTTTATCAGCCAATGCAGGATCTGTTGGATCTGCAAAGAAAGCATCTGTGGCTTTGTTATACTCCTCTTTTAAAGATGTTAACTGAGGATCTTCTACTTTGCTTTCCTTGGTAACGGTCGGTTCTTCGGTGTTAACTTCTGAAACTTTTTCGCTAACAGGGGTTTGTTGGCGTACATCCACGCCTTCTGTGCTTGGCTTTTGAACGGCATCTGTTTGGTTAATTATATTAGCTACTACTGAATTTGCTTCACTATCAACAGTTTCCTTGAGGACGGGATCGAGAACATTGTCAGTAATATTATCTACCTGAGAAGCCCCTACTGCTGTTTCAATAGCACCTCCTCCTATCTCACCAACCATCTCACTCAGGATAGCACCGGGACTTATCTTTTCTCCAGAAACTAATTCTCCAGATAATTCACCAGCACCACCTGTCCCCATTTGTACAGCCAACTCTTTACCACCGGCTGCTAATTTAGAACCTCCTTTAGTAATGGCACCTTTTAAGAATTTACCTGCTATACCGGCTGACAGGGCATCAAATATGGCAATAGGAACTGCCTTCTTAAAAGCATTGTTCCTTAATTCAGAAACCTTAACAGGGTCTGAGAAGGCTTGTATAATTTGCTCTGGATTTGTTGTATCTACACCTGATTCCGATAAGGTCTGTAGTATTTTACCACTATACTCTAAGTTTAGACTCACATCTGGTACAGCGGCCAATGCTCCTGTAGCTGCTCCGGGTACTGCTCCTACTCCTAATCCTGTAAGACCAACTCCTGCCCCAATAGCTGCACCACCTGCTATTCTGGTAGCTCCGTGTGTAGCCATTGCTGACATTGACTGACCTATTAGTTCGGCCATAGTTGTAAGTGGCCTTTCTGCAAATGCAGATAAAGACCCCAAGAAGGAATCTGCTTCAGTCGCTTTCTTAAAATAAGGAGATGGTTGTCTTGAGTTTATCTCCTGTTGGTATCTTGATAAGTCCTCAATATCGGTTCTATTAATAGAGCCTTCGGTGTTATAAGGATTTATGATCTCAGCCTGTTGACCTTGGTAGAACCCTCTTTCAACAGCCTTACCTCCGTAATGGATAGCATCTCCTATGATAGGAAGTACTCCGAATATAGAGCGTTCATCTAAAGCAGGCTGCCCTGCTGGTTCTTGAGTAGTAGGTAATGGTAAAGTATATTTCTTAGATATTTCAGCAAACTTCTGCTCCTGCTCCTGTTGAAACTGTTGATTGATTTTAGTATTATAATCGTCTACTTCTTTCTGAGTATATAATTTAGGAGCAGATGCTTCAAGTTCAGCCTGACGTTGTTTTACCCAAGGATTGAATTCACCTAATATCTTAGCCTCCTGAGGAGTAGGTGGAAGTGGTTTACCAGGTGGTGGAGGTGGTATAGTAGAATTTACTCCTTTTTTAGGAGGAGGTGGTGGAGGTGGTATGACTTGTTGAGGCATTACTCTTTAGGTAAATTATCAATATCTTCATCAGTCCATCCTGACGATTTTAATTCATCTCTTGTATAAGAATATCCATTTGGAGCTTTAAACTTATTAGAAGATGAAGGTGTTATGGTATTCTTCTTATCAAGGGCTAATTTATCATAAGCCTCGTATTGCTTAAGAAGCTCTGTTATTTTACCAGTATCCTTTCTATCTACAGAATGTTCAAACACAAATGCTGATTTACTTTTATCAGTAACAGGTGCTCCTTTTGAGTCAGTCATCAATACTTTATTATCACTTGGATTTACAACTTTAATTGCAATCTTGTCCCCTTTAGGAGTCATAACAATATCATATCCCGGGAACCTGTCACTGGTATATTTTATAATAGGAGGATCTTCTGTTCCGATATAAGGGAAGTTAGCACCGGCAGTTCCTGTTGTTTTAAGTTTTAATCTTTGAAACCAATTTTTATTCAAGTAATCTACATTCTTAGTAACACTTGTTTCAATTTCTTTATCAGCTTCTTCAATTGCCTTCTGTAGAGTAGGATCTTTTTGTTCTCTAGTTTTAAGGTATTCAGATCCAGAAGGAGTAACAATTTTATCCATCTTAATCTTAAACACTGGTCCTGCCTGTGTATCTTCCTGAACAATGGCACCTGATTTTATACCATTCTTAACGAAAGCCTCCCACTGTGGCTCTTGCCCCATTTTCTTGTAAGCAGCGGCTAAATAGCTGTAAAGATCATCTTCATTTACATCCATTTTAGAGCCATCGGTAAATTCAAACCATGTATCAGGACCGGCTGTTTCTGTAGCTGCTACTTCTTTACCACCAATATTAATTCCTGTAAACGGTGAATTATCTGTTCTTTTAACCTGATAACCGTTAACTACACGATTTACTGGTTTATAGTTTGAAGAAGCTCCTGCAAGAACATTCCCCAATTCTCCTAAGTTTGCGGCTGGAGTATTAAGACCATATCCTGCTCCGTCTGAAGGAGGAGATAGATACATATTCTGCATCTGTTTTATTTGAGCAATCTCTTTACGCTTATTAGCAGCTAAAGCCGGGTTAGTAGTATCTAAATAAGCAGCTTCTTGTTCCATTGTTGCTAACTTCTCTCCGATTTGAGCCTGCTCTTGATTAATTATACCCTGTGTTTGTCTATTACCTGAGTAACTATTAGCTATTTCTTTAGCCAATGGTGATAAGGAAACATCTGTATATTGTTGATCTGAGGTATAACCTGCATAATATTCACCTTGACCAAATGCACCTTGATTAATTACCTTATCCTTATTTGCTAAATCCTTTTCGAGCATCGACTGTGATGTCTTAGCCTTATCAGCCATTGATAGGACGTTACCTAATTCCATTTTAAATGCTTCAGCAGCAGTAATGCTCTCGGGTCTTGAGTAGTCTGGACGGGTTACGTCTATACCATAGTTTAACCACAGGCTTTGGGCAAGTGTTCTTAACCCGGCCAACTTATCATAGTAATCCCGGGAATTCTCAGCTACGTTTCCAGTCCATTGAAGACCTTCAGCAGCATTAGGAATACCAAAGTATTTATCATCCATTGTAGGAGATCCTTGTCCACCTACACCTGCTCCTCTTGCTGGTTGAGCATATTGAGGAGCTTGTGGAAGACTAAATACGTTACCTAAGAGTTGTCCTTCGTTCATAAATTAGTAATTAGTTTCATATCCACCCCAAGGAGTACGTCTTAGAGGAAGTGGTTGTGGTTTTGGATATTGATAGTTCTCATTAGCCTGAATTCCTGTAGCAGGATTCATATAATAAGGTTTATTAGGTTGGGAATTAAGGGCAGCTTCTGCATAGATATTCTGAATTCGCGAATTGTCTGCTTCTCCTAACCCGGGCGATTTAATCCATGATGGTGCGTATGCTGCTCCCTGTGCTATTGATTGGGCAAGACGTTGGGCTGAATCTGCTAAATTAGTTCTACCAGACTGTCCAAGTGCCCCGGCTGCTTGTGCTCCAAAAGCATAACGATCCCAAGCGTTTCCGTAATTGGATGTTTGGTTTTGAAATTGGTTTTGGGTTTCATTAAGACGTTGCCCTAACAGACTGTTATAGTTCTGTTGGTTCTGCATCTTTACCTCCTGAGCAATAGGAGCAAGTCCTAAATTAGCCTGCATTCTTTGTAGGTTTGCAACCTGATTCATTCCTTGTAATGCACCTGCTTGTCCACCGGAGGCTAATTGGTTAGCAGTCTGTGCTCCTAAATAGCTATTCTGGATTTCCTGTTTAGCAGGGTCTAAGATAGCGTTAGGATTCATTACACCTTGACGAGCCTCATACATGGCCTGTTGAAGTGCAGGATCTCTACCTGGGATACCCGGTAATGAAGGACGCTGTAACTGACCTTGGGCTTGATTAGCCATTACTATCTGATTGATAGAAGCGGCTGTAAATCCTAAGTTAGTCAATGTCTCAAGACCGGCTGCTAATTTACCACTAAGTTCTCCTTTAGCAAGTTCAGCCTGACGTTGAGCCATCCAAGGGGCTGCTAAACTAGGGTTACGAGCCATGAATCGCTGGAAATCGTCTCCAAACTCTTTAGGGCTATCTTTAGCAGAAGCCGCATACTGATCCATAGCCTGCTGAGGGGTAATCTTACCGGCAGCTAAATCAGCTTCAATTTGCTCTTTCTTCTTCTTCCACTCTTCACCTGTCATAGGAATGTCTTTGGTAATTTATACATATTCAACTGATCCTCGTATGCTTGTTGGGCAAGAAGGTTGTTATTGGCTGATATATTTTGACTATTGAAATTATTTTGTAAAGTTGTTAACTTCTTCTTATTCTCTTCTAAAGTCCTTTCCTCTTTATTCTTCTTTATAGCCCCTCCAATGAGACTTCCTACTCCACCTACCAAGGCACCGGCTGCTATTGAAAGTCCTCCTGTAGCGGCTGCCAGAGGTGCTCCTGCTGAAGCTCCTGATGCTGCTCCAGAAAGGAACTGTCCACCAGAGGCTCCTTTAGGTTCTAAGTTATTAACCTGTTGGGAAAAACCTCCTAAATTGTAAATAGGACGGCCATATGCGTCCTTCTGACCTTGTGGGTCTTCCATTCCTACTTTCTGATCAGAATTAGCCACGCCTGCTGCCTGACCAACAATACCTGCTGCACCGGCTGCGGTGGAAGCTACATCAGTACCAAAAGTACCCTGAGGGGCAGCTTTATAGTAAGGATTGTTTTTTACAATGTTAGTTAACCAACTCATACAATTATTGTGCCAAAGTTAAATAAAACGGGGAGATTCTCTATATTTAGTTATAACCTGAGATAAAGAAACCTTATTTACAGATGGAGGAGCACCTTCTGAATATGAATCCAGAGTGTTCCACTTCAACTTAACAGTAGCCCGGGTACCTCTTATTCTGGCCCCATCATTGTCTCTTAATACGGCCACCCTGTAAGCACCTTCTCTACGGGCAATTTCTATATCCTGATTTAATACTTCCTGAACAATTATACTCGGTTCCCTTTCTGATGTTATATCAGCGGTTCCAAGGGCTTCTGAGGAGTAGATTACGAAGTTATCAAATGTCTTAGGTACATCGAAGTTATCATTTACAGAGAATGTAACTGAAGGGGTAACTATATTACTGAAGAGTTGCCCCGGAGTACCTTTGTACATTTTGTAAAGGTTCATATTTGTTCCATCCTTTCCGAGTACGTAGAGGTCGTTTTTAGTATAAACTCCATCGTATAATCTATAAGATGAGCTAACTGAGTAGTCTCCTACCCACACACCTAACCGGTCATCGAATACCCAACAGAACGTACCATCTGGTCTGTATATCAGGTATTGTCTACGTAGGTTATCATACAATCCATAGATTGAATCGTTTCCTAATGTAGTAGCTAACAATGATTTAAACTCAGTAGCTGTACCTATGTCTGTCAGGTTGGTGATCTCCTGCCCCGATACCTTAAGTACTACCTTGTTGTAATTATCTGTTAAGAAAAACGAATTATCCTGATTGACTACCGACTTCAGGTGTTGAGACCCGAATTGCTTTGACAGGTAGTTAGGGGTGTCTATTACGGTCCCTGATCTGATTGCCAGAGTATTAACATCGGCTGTCTCGATAATTGCAGCGTCTACTGGTAGATAAGCAATGGCCCTTTCCTGTACAGCATACATGGCGTCACCTGCTAAAGTTAACTTAGTAATGCCTCTGAATGTCTCCTGAAGGTCTGAGGTATTGGAAATTCTAAATATATCAAACCCTTGAATGTCTGTGTTATATACCTTCTGGTCGCTATACAGTACCCTTGCTGGATAGGTTGTGTTAACAATCTCATCTGCATTATAAGGAGTAAATGCTTTCTGATCGGACTGTTTTAGGTATCCGAAATTATATCCATAGTTAAAACATACCCTGAATTGATTATCAGAGGTGTAGCCCGGAGGTGTTCCTGTAACTGGTTTTGTAGCTGTTAATTCCCCGTTGTATTCTGATTCCAGAAATACATGGAGTATCTGGGACATGTTCTTATACGCATATGGCATGGTATAGTTGTTACCAGATGGACTCTCATATCTGAATCTGTATCTACCGTTACCAGAATAAGATAACAACGTATGTAGAAGTCTTACATATTGCAATCCATAGTGATTGTCTGTTACTTTGAAAGTATGTCTTGATACATAACAATCTCCTCCTCTAACATTTACAACCGCTGGTGAATCCCCATCTGCTACAACATCTGCTAACTCTGCAACACTAAATAGATAAGAAGCACCTGTATATACAAGATCGTGAGGCTCATCGCTATCACCATATCTATCATCTCCTATATTAGTGTCTACTATATTAGCTATTTCTACAGCACTTACATATTTTGAAGAGTCATATCCTGATTTGTCAGTGGCAAATAAATGACCTTCTGTATTAGTTATAAATCTATCAGAGCCTCCTACACTACTTGTGTTACTGTAATAAGTGGTTGGGATTACATTGTTTGGACTTCCTCCGGTGTTTGTTGTCCATGAATAGTAATTAGCTGCCCATGATATATCCGGTCTTGGCACCTCTGTCTCAATGATTAGTGATTTTTGGTTATTACCACTTTGGAACCAGTTTAAACCACCTGTTTCCAAATTTGAAAATTGACCAATAGACTTACCATTCAAAGAAGTACCTTCCCCATAATTATCGAGCATCTTGGCTCCTATCAATCTATACCCGGGTTGATTTAAAGCACCTTCGCTTCCTCCATAAACATAATAGTAATCTCCAAATGAAGAGTATAAAGTAGCTGCATAAGAAGTCTCATCGGTATCACCGGGAAGATCTGATGCTGCTGAGTTTTCTGTACTATTTGTATAACTTGCTTTTAGAAAAGATACATCAACAGGGTCTAATGAATCACCGGCATTTATATCATAACTATTGGTTTCTGCTGAAGAGGTATCGTAAATATTCTGAGATGGAAATACCTGATGTAGTGGAGATGAAAAAGCAGCTTCATAAAAGCATGTTCCTTTTTCATAAACAACCCCTCTTACAGTAGCTTGGTTTTTAAACTTTATGATGTTACGATTTTCTGTCCATAGGAAGTTTTTAGGTACATAAGTACCTATAGGATTCATTGGAGTAGCACTTGTTAAAGTGACATCAGTATATGTTCCTGAACCATTAGGAACCTGTGGAGTATCTGGGTAAGTACCTTGAACAATACCCCCTTCTATGTTTGACATGGGTACTACAGGGGATTGGAACTTAATCCTTTTCTTACGCTTTGCCCTTAATATGATAAATCCCTTAGCCCACGATGGGTGGTTATTTACCTCAAATTTAAGATTAAGATATTGAAACTCTGAAGAAGCATTCGTGATATGATAAGAACCACCTCTTCCTTTTGGGAATCTGAAGTCTCCATTAGCTATCTCATTCCCTGTTACAGGAGTAAGGTCTAATTTATAAGGTCTTGAGAAGTTGTAATATTCATCAAAATACGATACATAGAAACGATACACCTCATCTCTGAAGTGTCCTTTATACTTTGAAATATCCTCGTCATCTGTTGGGTCTGCTACAGTGTCTGCTAAGATTGTGCTGTTTGCACCGGGTTCTATGGCCGGAGTTCTATCGTAAGTACGATTCCAGTATTCAATGTTACCAGCGAATAATCTGTTATTCTTTACAGCTAGTGTCTTGACATGGGCAATAGCTGCTAAGTCAACAACAATGTCTGCAAGGGCAACATCTCCTATCTTAGTGTTATTTGAATAAGACCAAGTAAAAGAAGGAGTTGATAATGTTTCTAATTTCTGTAAAGAGGCTACTGTTTGTGTAACAGGTGTTCTGTTTTCAATTACAGCAAACTGGTAGTGTGTAAAGTTATCTGTTGTGTAGTCGGCAATAGAGTTAACTGCAATATTGATTACCTTTGAACTGGTTAGGTTATAGGTACCATTACCGTCACTTGATATTACTACCGGAGTTGTTGGAACTGTCCACTTAGTATAGCTTCTTGTGTTTTCATTAAACAATCTTAATGAGAACTGGTAAGAACCTGTTAAAAGGGTACCTCCTGTTAAAGAGATTGTATCTAGTCCAACAGTAGCTAAAGTTCCCCTACGTTGTAATGAAATGTCCTCAGCCGTTAAGGTATAAGGTGTTGTAATATCACAACGTATCTTTCTTAACTCATTTACACCGTCTGTGAAATATAAAATGTCCACGTTACTCTCCGGGTATACCACAAGGTCTACAACCGGATCTGTTTCACTCATTGCTTCTGAGAACAATGTAATCAGATCGTCATTGTCAAGATCGTAGCAATAGATGGTGAAGGTTGAACTCTCTAAAACAAAGATCGTAAGGCACTCGCTTTCTACAGTATCTATCAGATACCTGCTTGCATACATACCAAGGACCTTACCTGTGAAGTTAGGAAGAATCTCACCGATCTTTAAGGTACCGGCAATATTCTCAACAGCAAGGAATTTATTATCCCCTGTTAAGGTTATGTTAGATGCTGCAACATAGTTTTCGGCAGGAGTTATACTCTTGTCTAAATCAGCATTAATCCCACGTAGAAATGAATTTTTAAAGATTCTTTCCATAGTTAAATTTAAAAATGAATCCTTTATAGGAGCGTTGTCTGCCTTTACAATTATCAGTAATACTACCACTTTTCCCACCAACATATTCGGCTGCATCTTTAGCCATCCTAAATGTATTAATAAAATTACCGTCTAAATCAAACATATCAATTGAAGGAGCACCCATTGAGTTTAGTCTTTTTATTATTGACTCTCTTGTTTGTGATAAACCTTTTATTTTATCAGAAATCTTTTTACTTATTTCTATTTTCCTTTCTTCTGTAAGGTTCTTATTGTATTCAGACATCTTCTCTGACATCATGTTGGCAAATGATCTGTCAGACCACCTTAACTTAGTGTTTATAGACATTTTATGTCTTGTACTATCGCTGATTATTTTACCAACTGCTGATTGTGACATTCTTCTCCTTGTCTCATCGGTAATCTTTTTTGGTTTATAGTTTGAACTAGCTTTTTTCTTCTGTTCTTCTGTCCATTTGAAACCACTATTAGAATTAGCAATTGGTCTAATATTATACAATTTACCTTTATAGAGATCTATAAAAGATTGTTCTAATTTAATAACATCCTCCTTAGTGCAATAACAAATAATACCTGCTACAAAATATCTACTATCTTTATTATATGCTCTTTGAAGATGTATTGAACGATGTTTATTGTTTTTAAGTCTATTCCAATGATGATTTAATCTTTTATTTAATTCAATAGATGAACCAATATAGACACCACCTGTATTTAAGTTCTTAATACAATAAACTCCACAATTTTGCTTATTATTAACTTCAGCCATTAATCAAATATAGGAGCACTGACCATGCTTAAATAGGATTTAAAGAAAGCATTTGCTCTGAATCTATCAGGCATTTTATTTCTACCCCTTGCTCTTTCTCTCTCACGTAACCACATTTCATAAGATTGGGCTATGAAAGACTGGTTATTATTTTGTCTCAATGACCACATCCAGCGGCAATACATCTTATAAGCATCGAGATTGCTTTCTGGTACAAGTGGGAAGCCTTGTCGATCCACAGGAATAGCCATGTAGGAAATCTGCATTGTTGCTGCCTGATCTCCACCATGACCCATGTGGAAGTAGTATACATCTTCTGAAAGATCTATAATAGAACTAACATTAGTAGAAGAGATTGTTGCGTTAATTACGTTACGATCTACATGTATTCTACCCGGTGAGTTACCTATAAACCTATGGGTAAGTTCTCTACCAGATGAATCATATAAAGCAAGGTCAATTGTTGCTGTCAGGTCTTTGGGTTTTTGGAACGAACCGTCTTTTGGCTTAAGTTCACAGTTCTTCATCCAAGTAGAATTAGCTCCTAAGTTCTGAGCACACTCTGCTACCCACTGTTTAAACAACAGTCTGTCTTCGTTGGTTGATTCTCCTATAATAGTCATTACAGAAGAAGTTACTTCGTCAATTGTAAGTTGTCTACTTTCCATTATCTATAAGTCTCCAGTCTGATGAACTTCTCTCAACCTCTGGTTGAATACCGTTGTTTTCTTTATCTTCTACTCCAAACAACTCTCTCCGGGCTTGTTCTTCAACAAGATCACACAGTGAAGGGATTAGGTCATCTTGGATGTTTAATTCCTCTGTTTCTGCTAACTCCTGATCCGATAAGGAAGGAATATAGTAAACTATAAAACTAGTCGTAGTAAGGTTCTTACTACCAACCCCAAGTACGTTAATATCCTGATTAGTTCTATAGTATACTAAATTAGTAGGAGATGGTTTGGCGTATTTCAAATCTTTAATAACCTCAACCTTTTCCAATGATGTTTTTAATACAGGAAGTCCTTCGTCTGTGATTACCTTAATAACCCCCATATCCTTAAGAAGGGTCATTGGTCTTTTACTAAGTGAAAAGTATATTCTTTCGTCTTCAGAAGCTACATCATCAAGATCCTCGGCATCTGTTGCCTTACCTGTTTCTCTTTCCTGATACAGGGTATCCAGTGACTTTCCGTCCTTTATCTGGTTGTCAAGATATGACTTCACAAGCATATCCCGGGCTGCCAATATCCAGAATTTAATCTGGCTGCGTTCTAATGAAACATCATCTGATGGGTTACCTGCGTAAACCTTCAACATGATGTCGTCTATAATTTTAGATATTAGCATTTGTAATTACTATTTTGAACTCATTATGCTCTAGAGATGTGTCTACTTCAGCACTGATCCCTTTACAGAACTTAGGTCCATCTTCAGGAACCCACTTGGTTTTAAGGGTATCATTTAGTATCTTACCAACGGCCCCTACAACGTTATCACAATCATGACGACTGTTGTAGAAAATAGATACCTTATATTTTTCATACTTTGGAGGGTTCCTTTCAAGAAGTAGAATGGTGAATATCTTCTTATATTTATCCACTAATCCTTTTCTTACTCTCCAGTTAGATGACCCGTAAATATCGTTTAAAGAAGGAGCTTGACCTTTATATGTTATACTATACGTATCCACCATCTGCGGTAACTTTGCATAACCAGTAAGCACCATCGTAAACGGCATTTATTGTATATGTTCCTGTTCCTGTCAGTGTTAATACATTAGCTACATATCTACTCTCTGTCGATTCACATTTGAAACTTGTAGGGAGTGTAATAGCTGCACTTGTTGTAACAGATATTGATACAAATAAACCCTTAGCTTCGCTGTCGTTTGCTATAGTAAGGGTTTTAGACCCTGTTATAGCAGATGATAGTTTAAATTGAACAACCTCTTCACGATTAAAATCGAGTGTAATTGAAGATGGAGAACTGTTTACGTATACTATTTTACTCATACTTGTTTATTTAATTGACTCAAATCACCATCTCTAAGAGATACGGTTGCTAAATCCAATGCCATCTCTACTATCTTTTTATGAGTATGGTCTGGGAATTCACTATTGACTACCCCAGATAGACTAACATTCTTTGGAGATTTGACAAGTGATAATGCGATAGTAGCACTCTGGTCTAATGGTGAGAATGTAAAGTTTGTTTTATTATACTTATAACGAGGTTGTGTAGCAGATCCTTGTTTAAAACTATTTCTCTCAAATTCAAACCAATCGTTCTGACGGGTATACTTTACCGGGAGAGTTGTTCCTGATTTAGTCCAGCTAACGTTTAAAATATAAAGTACCTTTTCTGTAGAAGATGAGGCTGTATCTAATGCTGTTTGAACTGTTGTTGCAAGAACATTAGAAGATGCATTCATTGTCAACCCTGTTATGTCATAGACCAAGGGGTATACATTATTGTACACCACCTGATCTAATTCAATATTAACAACCCCTCCTTCATTTGAAGGCATTAACTGTTTAACATACTCAATCTGAGCCATGTTAATGAACAAGTCCTTCTCACTGTCTTCAAAGTAAGGTGACCCGCTCTTATCAAGAAGCAGGTCAAAATACTCATGCATCTGAGTAATTGTCATTTATAGAATTGTTATAGCCCCTCCTCTTAAAGGAGTCAAGGTATAAATTACTGTATAAGTTGTTTCTGTCAACGAACCAGTAGGTTGTAGTTTAATTGTAACCACATCTGCGGTGTCCTCTGCCATTGTAAAGGCAAGAGTTAATGTACCTGATGACACAGCTTTAGCTTCGTTACCAGTAACATATGTAATTGCGTTTGTACAGGTTCCTGCTTTGTTTACACTTGAGTAGCTTGCCATACCGTTAATAGTCTGGAAATCTGTTCCATCACTCGCTAGTACGCTGAAGTGGATAATACCACCTGCTACCGATCCTTGGGCAACTGCTACTGAGAATAAACCGGTAGCGGCTCCGTCCACAATAGTCTTAGCCGTAGAATTGAAAAATAAGCGAGTATTATCAGAGGCGTCTAAAAGACTACCATCTCCATATACTCCTAATTTCTGAGAACCTGCTGCGTTTTGGAACGAGGCAATCTTCTCTGTTGGTTTTACTGAATCTTGAATTACTTGCATTTTTGGGGTTATTTGGTTATTTTTTCTAATAGAATCATATTATAATTTGTCTTAGATTTGATATTTTCAATCATTTCTAAAGACACAGGTTCTGCGTTAATAGTAAATGTCTCGTCTTCTAAATCCTTAATTTCTTTCAATTTTAACTCAGAATCTTCGATTTTTTCAATTTCTTCAATAGCTTTTCTGATTTCTTCATTTTGCTTTAAAAGCTCCGCTCTTATCTTCTGAAGTCGTCTCTTTGTACCTAAGGTCAGTTCTTCAGTCAAAAGACCCCCGGTTTCTTTATTAGTTTCCGGGTTAAATGATAAAATTTCAAGTAAAAGTGGTAAAACGAATTTGTTCTCTAAAATCATAAATTTATTGGTTTTTGTTTAAAAACAATTATACAGCAAAAACCGTGCCAGAATATTTATAATATAGTCTGAGCCAATGTAGATAATCCAGCATGACCTGTTGCATTTAGATGTATACCATCTCCTCCATCGTATCCGGCTTTTAACGTAGTTGTGCCACTCTTACTATCTGTATAGAAGTTAACTTTGTCATTATCTTTACTATTATAATGAGTCTGAACTGCCGAAACATCGACCGTTGAAGCAACTACCCCTCCTAATTTAACTGTAATTCCAGCAGATTCAATGGTTGATATTATTGTATCTATGTTAGCTTGAATAGTACCGATAGCTATTGAATTAGCTACATCGTTTCTACCTACACTAAGAAACACACACTGAGGTCTAAGGGCTACAATTTCATTAAGTTTTAAAATAACATCTGCTGTTCTGTCAGCTATACCAGCATTGAGCACAAAGGTCTTACCGGCAGTTGTAGCTGCATTTTCGGCCCATCTGAGGGCGTTTGTAGCTGAAAATAATCCATAAGTATTAGAATCACCAACAAAGCAATACTGTTGGCCTTTCATAGCACTGCTTGTTGTAGTCCAATTTGTTACTTCAATACTACTTCCCCCAAAATGTTGAATACAAAACTGACCTACATTATGAGCTTGAACGTAACCTGAGTTTAATACAAAAGCCAGAGTTTCTGTAAATAATTGAGTTCCTGAATCGCTAAACAGGGTAAATTTAACAGTATTCTTTATACGCTCCACTTCTATCCAGTAATAAGTATCAGCAACGGGCGTGTAGGAGCCTACTGATTGTATCTGTCCAGCAACTGTATCTTTATTATATAGATAAAGTGACCCAAGTGCCCCGGGGCCTCCTGTATCCCAACTCCATCTAATATAGGTTGAATAAGGATCAAAGGTATTAGCACTTCTAACACCAATACCTATACCATAAGAAGTGCCATTTATAGTAGAAGGTGTTTGTACTCTTAACCTTTGTTTCCAATGTTCCAATCCAGTGTATCTATGAGCTGATGAACTATTATCGAATCTAACGTATGACCCGAATAGCGATGGACTACCGGACATATCCAATTTATTAGTACCTCTTGTTATGGTAGCTGCTGTAATAGGGAAATTAGCGGTACTAGCAAAAGAGGTTTCACTAAAAATAGTACCTAAAGTACCATCTCCCCCATTATTCAATAAGTTTAGTATAATTGATAAGTTCATTTTATTCAGATGTTAAAGTTAATCCATTAATATAACAGAAGTCATCGGCAATAGAATCAAGTTCAATACTTATAACCCCAGAAACTGCGCTCACTCCTGTAAATGTTATTCCGTTAGCCGTGTTATTGGCTACATCTAAGTTTGAACTCCAACTTCCTCCATTGACCCTCGCTCTCATTAATCTTGAGGATATACTTGCGCGACTTCCTACAAGTACAATCGTAAAAGTATTTCCAGTTAGTGGCGTTCCGGTATGCTCATAAAGTTCTAAAGTAGGTGTGGCCGTTCCGCTTCCATACCAATATGTCTGTAGAACAGCATCAGGGAATATTCCTGTATTTGCCCCTGTTGTTGCTCCACTTGAACCCGTTGCGTTCCATGTATCGCTTACTGGATTTAATGATCTCAGACCTACTCCTGTGCTTCCTAATTGGCCGAAGTCAACCGTTGTATTTCCTGCTGGCTTTGGACTTGTTGATCCTGTTGCTATCCATCCACTTGCTGTACCTGTAAAGAAGTTAATCTTGACTTCCACCGGATCGACAGTTCTCCTTCCAAATCCTCCTATAAAATTAAATGCAGAAATCATGTTGCAGCTATTTGTAATTCTACTCCTGAGTACGCTCCTCTTATATCGTCTACATATTCGTATCCTTCTATATCCTGATTGGCGCAAGGATGAGTTTTAGTGAATGACGTCCTGCTTCCAAACATAGCTGAAGATAACGAGGATGGTTTATAATCACCCCCTGCAAAGTTTGTAAATCCAAAATAACTACTTGTTTGATTAAACAAATTACTTATTGTGTATCCAGATTGATTAGGGGAATTGAAATAAGCTATCTCATCTGGGTCATTATCATTAAAAATAACGTTGTCTACTATTCTCAATGGATTAAGAACCGTTGTTACAACTGGGGACGATGTTTTATTCCAGACTTCAATACTGTTCTCAAAGTTAAGAAGGATAGTGTTGTTATAGATGTTCATCTCTATCTCATCGTTGCCATATTCAGTCTCTTCAATATTGATAAATCCATTAATGTGAGAACCAGTAAATTGATTGTTAAGAACGTTAGCCCAGAAATTGATAGTGTTTCCTCCTCTACCTGTAGATATATTCCATAAAGTAGATCCTCCTTCGGTAGAATTCCAACTCAAATTATTTCTATAAACAAAAGTCTCAGCACAAGCAACCAATTGAATTAGATTTCTATGATCGGTAGCATTTCTCCAGTTTAAATTTACGCCTCTATTATTGTGAATTTCTGAATTAAATACTATACCAAACTGATAACCGTCTCCTCCACTTTCCTCTACTCTATTATGGCAAAATACCATATTGTTTACCTTTGGTTTTGCGTAACCTGTAACTAAGGCGTCATTAAATCTACCAATATAGAATCCTTCATCGGTAGTATCATGGATATACATATTATGTACATTTAATCCATTAAAAGACCAATTATCATAATTTATAGTAGCATTTCCTGCTGTATCGAAATTAACATTGAATCCAGATCCACCATTACGTCCATTGTCTACTTCTATGCCGCCAATGGTTATATTTTTACCAGCACTACTTGTTGTTGATCCGCTGGCTGTATCCGCTGGCTGTATCATTATTGCCTGAGAACCACCGGCATCCGTAATAGTACACTTTAATCCATATTGCCTTAACGATCTATCTCCACAAGCATCAAAGATAAGATTCTGACAATCCTTATTAATTCTTAAACACCATGCGTTAGAGCTATTTATCTCAACTAAGTTTGCAGGATCGACTAATATATGAACTGGTTGTGTAGGGTCGCTACTTCTGTAATCCTCTATACCTAGATAACTTGTACCTGTATATGTGCCTTTTATAAATATCTGATAACCTACTCTATCAGTTCCTCCTCCATCTTTATACCCCATTCCACCTGATGAGAAGTTCCAAACTAGATCAGCAGCTCCTTCTGTAAATAGAGCAGGATAAACTACAAACGCCCTTCTAAAGTGACGTTTAAATGTGTTTCCGTTTTTGGTTGCAGTAATGATAATATCATAATATTTAACTCCTTGCTCAAGAGTCTCATATCCTGAAACTGTTTCTTGTGTGAAATCAGCGGTAAACGAACAAGCTAATCCTGAACCAATATTTACAGCTATCTGAGTTTTAGATTCTACAATAGCCCAAGTTGCAAAATAATTTAAGGGTACATTTATGTCAAAGTTACTAGTGCTTCCGTTTCTAACAACATTAACCTCATCATCGTATAAATCTGGAGTAATAGAAATATCAACCCCAGATCCATAACCAGAATTAGTATTTGTTGTCTTTCTTATAGGATTGAAGGCGGAAACTAATAACATATTATCCTAACTTTGATAGATATACCTCTGATCCGTAATGCACCAAGGATAAAGTTTCAAATTGAGTTGTTGTTGCCGTAGTCCCGTTTAAAGTAGTTCCAGAAGCAGTCAATGATATTGTCCCGGTCGCATGAGTAGCTAATAAGATACAATTCCATCCTGCTGCTTTACCGCTACCTACTGTTACAGTAATTGCTGCTGAATTAGTACAAAGAACAATTTTATTTCTATGCGACTCTCCTAATGAGAATGAAGTCCCTGATTCTGTAACTGGCTCTAAAAGCCCTGAAATATTGACTTTAGCTCCTGATTCAGGCATTACATAGAATTCTGACAACGAGTTACTATCCTCTGCAAATAAAGCCACACCATTTGCTATACCTGTTGTTGGGGCAACTGTTCTGTTAGGGAGGTAAACACCTCTTTCCATAGATTGCCAGTTAGCAGGTACTCCTGATAACAAAGCCATGTTATCACCATTGATACTAAATGCATCGAAACTTGCACCAGCTTTTCTGGTAGATAAAACCATGCTACTTGTTTCTGCTGCGTTCGTAGGAGTGCTCCATGTGTAAGTCCATGCAGATGCTGTTGCTAAATTATCAGAAGCATTTTCAAGATTTATATTCTGAATTATACCAAAACCGGCAGCAACCGTTCCTGAACTTCTTTTAACTAACTCAGCTATAATAGATGTAGTATTAGTTGTAGCGTCTGAAACGGTTATTGTTGTTTTTGCTGTATTACCTCCTATTGCAACAACACCTGCTCCTTTTCCATAAATTGCCAACCCTATATCGGTAGCAGATCCATCTGCTCCTATATTCCTAGTTGCACCGGCTAATGAAGATACCCCAAGTGTTAAATTAGCACTATCATCAATAACTAACCCGCTGTTTTGTAAAGTAGCTCCACCAGTTCCATCAGCTCTTAATATAGAATTATCTGTAGCTCCTGTAGAGCCACCTATTCCACTTCCTCCCGGTGTAAACGCTTCCCAAGCTGTGCCACCAGCATTAACTCTAATAGATTGTCCTGCTGTTGCTGTTAAGTTAACCGTTGTGTTTGCTGAGTTAGCTACCCATAAACCTAAAGCACTCATGGTATCAGGTAGCTTAACAGTAGACCATGATGAGGCGGTAGTTACTCCACCACTTCTAAGAAAAGATCCTGCTGATACCGATGCTAACTTACTTAAAGTAGTTGCTCCTGTCGCTTGTATTAAATCACCAATAGCGTAAGAAGTAATGTTAGTACCACCAGAAGCCACAGGTAATGTTCCTGTAATGTTGGCTAGCGTAAGAGGTGCGCCTAATGCTCCTATTGCTGTGAATGCATTGCTACCCCTACTGTAAATAGTAGTACCTGTATATCTTACTTCTAAAGTTGTGCCATCAGAGGTGAGTGTTGTTCCTGAAGTAGTAAGGGTTAAGATACCTGTTCCTCTATTTACTACAGTACAGTTCCAACTTGCTGGTAATCCTGTAGGTAAGGTAATGGTTCCTGCTGTTGCTCCGTTATCCAGCTCAACAATACATCCATTATCAATATCCTGTAATGTATAGTTATTTGCTGTAAGTGATCTTGTTACTACTGGATTAAGGTAGTCAAAAGCAGGTGCAGAAG